CTCATCAACAGTACAATGTATCTGCGCGAATCGGAAATCAAACAGGTTGCTCAGCTTATTAAAGATGAAAAGCTCCGTAACCGCGTATTGACGCTGATGCGCTCTCATCGCCGTATTGTATCGGCTCCCGAAAAAGAAAATCGCAATATTCGGGAAATCGCATCCGCACAGATGCTGGGTCAGGGGTGAAATTGTGAAACACAAAATCTCAGAAATCGGCGCTCAGATGCTCGGGTACCAAGAACAGCTTGCCCGTGAATACAAATACAAACCCATCCCGCGTACCTTCTTCTCCGATGTGAGAGCCAAGTTTCAAAAGGCATTGCCGGAATGGTGCAATGTGTCCGGTGACACGATTTCGCTCGAAACCACCAACGGTACGGTCATTACCAACGGGTACAACCGTATCGTGATTGGCGACTACGGCGCATTTGTTGAGTTTTCACGCGTACAAGCCTATATGCGGCGTCTGAAAATCAAAGAAGGGCAGGCTTATCGCGTAGAAGACCCGCGCTATGCCGAACATGTCAAATATCTCTGGCTCACGGCAGATGATGGTTCGGATGTGAAGGTATACGACCAGAAGCGTCCGGTAGAATATGCGGATTATAAGCCGGGGATGCTGTATGTCAGTGTATATGAGGTGTTCCCACACATCTAAGAAAATAAGAAGTTCTACCCAGTTCAGGGTGGGCTTTTTATCGAGAGCGCCGCAAAGACTACTGGCTCACGGAGGTAACCGACAATGGTAACATTTATTGATGATGATGATATCGAACTAAAGCCTTGCCCGTTCTGTGGTTCTACAGCCGGGTTATATGCAAGCTATGAAGGCATGTATGCAGTGCGGTGCAACTACTGCCGCATCGGAACTGTCCTCATAAAAAACGAACAGGACGCGATTGAGTTGTGGAATCACAGAACGGAGGTAACGAACGATAACTAACGCAGACAAAGCAATTGCATTGCGCCCATCATACTGGGCAAGCGTATCTGGCGGAAAAGATAGCCTGTATATGCTCAATTATATACTGCACAATCTGGACAGATACCCGCTTGACGGCGTGGTTCACTTTGAACTCGAAATTGACTACCCGTTTATACATAACGTTATCGACTATATGGAAACGGAGTGCAAGCAAGCTGGCATCCAATTTGTGCGAATCAAGCCGAGGAAAACGTGGGAAGAATTGTATGATAAATGCGGTTTCCCAACAAGAAAAGTAAGATGGTGTAACGGTCACTATAAACTTGATGCAAAGCGGCAACTATCCGAATGGCTGAACGAAGTCGGTTTTTATGTAGTAAATTACATAGGCTATTGTGCCGACGAAGAACGCCGTTTCAACAAGCGGTTGAGTGCCAAAAAGTTAGAGATATACCCTCTCGCAGAAAACGGCATTAACGAAGATGTGATTTTGGAATTGGCAAAGACACAGCCTATTTTCAACAACTACTACAAAACCAACAAGCGCTGCGGTTGTATGTATTGCCCGATGTCCTCGTTTCTTAACTTTGCCTATCTCTATAAATACTACCCCGAAAATTTCCGGTATATGCTTGAAAAAATGCGGGAAACGGAAGAATTGAGAGAGAAAGAGCTTGGTAGACCGTTCTCTGTGATTTCATCGAATCCCAAATATAATGCGGATTACTTGGAACACATCGTCAAAACGAAATGGCTCAAAAAGCTCAACGAAATGGAGATGACCAACAATGACTATGTCGATGCGTATTGCGTCGGTGTGGATGTGGATGGTCACACCACTGTCCACTAGGTTGCATTAAAGAGTATTGGCAAAAAGGTGTTTTATCGAGTTTAGCTGTGGGGAAAATGTCAATTGGGTGAAAGCATGAGCAGTGAACCAAAAGTAATCACTTCCTTTGAGGAAGCACCGCAATCGTTGCGCGATAAATGCGATAAAGAAGTTTTGCGAGCTTTTTTTAATGCACATTTCTCAATTACAGAAAAAAGTGTGAATGACGATAAAAGATTCTATCTCGATGATGGACGCAGAATTAAGGACGATGATATTCTTGTCGCCTACATGAAAGATAGGAAAGTCTGGGCAGAACCCGGCGTTGAAATTCGTACTATAACAGGCGAACTCACAAACAAGTTTGGAGAAAAAAAGCTCAAAGATTTCTTTGCAGCAGGATTTTTCTTAACGAAAAAACGCATTAAAAAGAACAAATGGAGATATTATTTGCCGGACGGCAGATGCTTGGATAGTGAAAAGAAACTCGATGACTTTTTACTCGAAAAGCTGCGTCCAGCTTTTAACAAAGAATTGTGCGACCATGTGATTGACATGGCAGCCACGGCAATTCCCGGCGTTGACAAAAGCGAGCTGTTCATTTCCGACACAGAAAACGAAAAGGCTGCGTGCCTTAATGTAAAACTTGACGGCAAAGTCTATAAAGAAGCAATTTTACCGTATGTTTCCTATGAAGGCATCATTAGCTCATCACTTTATAATAACCTTTATTCACGCTGCACGGTACTTCATAAGCGCAACATTGAGCGCTTTGAGAAATCACACGATTTGAAGGCGCTCAAACAAATTGCAGAGTCTATTCTTCTGTCTTTACAGGTAGATGAAAAACATATCCTGCTCGGAGATTTCTGCATCGCCTCCAACAAAATTACTGATATCAATGTAGGGCTGCAGCAGGAAAGCGCATTGAAGAAGGCAGTCGTCACCACAACAGTAAAATTTGATAACGGTAGGAAAGCTATTTTCAGCATCCAAGTAGCTTTTGGAATCAATGATGTTCTTCTGCAAGAACTCTATAGAAATGATGTTCTGACGCAAGGGGCAAAGGTTGTCTCAGAACAGAGAGACTATTCCGTTACCCCGAACTCTATCTTGCATGACTTTGTCTGTACTTGCTGCAACAATGCTCATACGGTCAGTAAAACATACAGAAAAGGCAAAATCGTTCTGGACGGCGTACTCAGACAGGTATATAACAGCGTTGACGCCGCTTCCGCATTACCTGTAAGCAACCTTTTCGTGCTTGGGAATGACCCTGCGAAGGATGTTTCCTATTGCGACATTGCAGACCAAATCACCGTAAAAATCACACCGGATAAAGGCACAGCAGAACAATGCGTTTCACTAACCTATTCTACTGCTGAAGAATTCCTTGACAAAGCGGCGACCGTACTCCTTGAAGATTTCTACGCCGCAAGCAGCGATGCAAAATGTCATGTCAGATATGACTTAACATTGGATATTTCTAAAAAGGGAAAAGAAAGTCTTCGGTGTGAAGCAAAGCTATTCGACACGCAAACGGGTCTTATTATTGCCCAGACCACAAGGTGTCTTGTCAAAAAGTTGAAAGCGGACATTGAACAAAGCAAAGAACAGATTCCGACCAGCTTCAGCAATGTTTTTTGGGTAAGCAATGCAGAAGACATTTTAATGTATGCAGCTTCCTGTGACCCAGAATGGATTGCAAGTGCTTACAAGCAAATACGCGAACGATTAGGGCTGCTTGGATATTATTTCTGCAAATTCTTCGCGTCGCAAGACAACCACAGCTATTGTAAGACAGACTTGCTGACAGATTTTTTGCGGGAAGCGAGTATAGACTTCAAAAAGGCTGCCATCGCGGATAAAATGGAACAATTCCTGCGTACTTATATTCTCTTACCGGAGAGCAAAACTCTTTATCTGTTTTCCGTCGACTCTGTGCGCAATTATTATGGCAGCTTTGAGACTTACAAACCTGTCAGCAAATACCTCCTATCAGCAGTTGCTGCACAATATGAGGCAGAATCTGTAGAGCCAACCTTTGAGGATATGGATTATCTACTGAAGGACGCACAGTACGCATTATTTACAGACAGGTGCCAAAATGCCAAGACGGAAGAAGACGCCTTCACCATTATTTCTCATCTTGAAAAACAGCCACAGACTTTCAAAAAATTGCTCTTTGCAAAAGAGTATTTCAAGAATGTATACGCGCTGCTGAATGATACAGACAAAATGTTCGCCGATATTGTTATCAGCGACTGTCCCGGCTGTACCAAGCTACTGAAATCTCTCCAGAATTTTGCCGAGGAGCAATCAAAGAATGTATAACTACACCCCCGATAAAATCATCGCATCCCTTGCCGAAAACAACTATTTTGCTAACCGCAGGATTGCATATGCCGTTCTAAATGCGCTGCGCGACGATGCGTCACCTCTACTCATAGAGGGTGACCCCGGCGTAGGAAAGACGAGCCTTGCCAAAGCGGTGGCTTCTATGCTGCAGATTCCTCTGATTCGTGTTTCATGCCACGAGGGAATTACAGCGGATAAAATTCTTTACGACTATGACTACCAGCGGCAATTGCTGGTGGTGTCTGCTATTCGGGACAAGCTCAACGAAAACCTCCGGGATTTAAGCGTGAACGAAAGCATCAAAGCTGTTGCGCAAAACACAGAGTTTTATGGTCCGGATTTCTTGTTGAAACGCCCTGTCATCGAAGCTCTCACGATGAAGGGTCACAAAGTCCTTCTCATTGACGAAATCGACAAGACTGAGCCGGAAATCGAGCACGCTCTACTCGAAATGCTCTCCGATTTTGCTATTACCATTCCGGAATATGGCACGATTCAATGTGCGCCGGAGGATAGACCTATCGTTTTTCTGACCTCCAACAACTATCGCGAACTTTCTCAGCCTATGTTGCGGCGCTGCTCTTACCTTTACATCGAGCACAAGCCCCTTGCAGAAATCAAGCAAATCATCTGCGCGAATGTCTCTGCCTCTGAGGTGTTTGTGGATAGCGTTGCACAGGTCATTGACCGGCTTCAGAGCCTCGACCTGCGTCACGCCATCTCCATCAGTGAAGGCATCGAATGGGCAAAGTGCTTGATTGAGACGTTCCATTGTAAAACGGCTATGGATGTGAAGAACGCAATGCCATATTCTATCGGTTCCCTCGTCAAAGACCACGCAGATGAGAAAACGGTAGCAAAAGCCTTCAACCTGTCCAACGGGAATGAGAAATGAGTGAAGCAACAAATCAAACCATCGAATCTTATGTGAACCTGTACACTAAGTTCTTCCAAGAGCTTACACAGGAATACGGCTTCTCATTCTCGATATCAGAAGCGCTCAACGGCATCCAACATATTTCTGACCCGTTAGATGTAGAGGACGTGCTGTACACCATGCAGGGCGCTCTATGCCATACAAAAGAGGAATGCGACACATTTGAGGCAGTTTTCTGCAGGCGATTCTTGCAGTATTCCTACGCGCCAAAGCCAAAGGAATCTTCAATTCCTAAGAAAAGAGCAACGAATAGTGTTGCCACTTTTGTAGATATGCCCGATGATGCTCTGGAAGAGTGCCGTAAAAAGACACAAGCGAACAGAGACCAGGCACAAGCGGACATAGAGAACTACCGCCGGTCTAACAGAGGAAAAGAATCGGTCAGTAACCAGCAAAAGGCAGTAGACGCTCTGCGCGAAGAAGCCGAACAAAAACGCCAAGCTGTTTTGCAAGCATACGACGACTACCAGAAAGCAGTAGCATCTGTTACGCTTGCCGAAAACAGGCAGCTTGTAGACAAAATAGAGCAGCTATTGCAGAAGGTAAATACCGAGACGAACAGAGAGCTTGCTGCATACGGAATCATGGAGCGGCAATTGCGAAACTCTCTTGCTTCCGGCACTTCACAGGAGCTGGCTGTCTCTCAGAAACTCTTATTATCTGCTGCGGTCATCGCTCGTTCCGCAAAAGAAATATCTCTGTACATGGATTTCATCTCTCTTGCCAAGGCATTCCAAGACTTGGCAAAAAGCGTGAAGACAAGTCAGTCCAAAGTGTCAGAAGATACTACCGTAAAGGCAGCAATTAAAAAGCGTGGGGAAGCAACAGGGGAGTGGGAAAAAGCAAAAGAAGCTCTTCATAAAGCAGAAGCCGAGCTTGAGAAACAAGAGATGCAAAAGGCGTTGTATGAAAGCAATCTTCGCACTCGCGAAAAGAGAGTGACTTCTTACGATGCAATTCTTACGAACATTCGGAAAGCCCAGCAAGAGAAGCAAATGCAAAGCATTGAGAAGGAGCAGTCGCTCCGACATCGAGAAGTGTTCTCCGGAGGTCATAATGCGGTAAGAAGCAAAAAGCAAACGGATGCACTTCTCAACGAGGATGTCTCGAAGCTCTCTAATGCCGATATTGAGAAGGTCCTCACTTTTATCCGCACAAACGCCAAGACTTTCCGCCAAAAGCTTCGTAAGCTGTACATGACGCAGCAGAAACGGCAAATCGACGTGAAAGCAACAATAGAGAAATCCGCACAATGCGACGGTGAGATTGCAAAGCTGTACTATAAGAAACCCGTAAAATCAAAAGCAAACATCGTAATGCTGGCGGATATTTCCGGGTCTTGCCGTACTATGACTTCTCTCGCTCTGACATATATGGGGTTAATGAGGGAAGTCTTTCCCGGCGGCTGCCACCTGTTCGTTTTTGTGAACCACTTGGTTCCTGTAGACCGCTATTTCTCAAACGAGAATGTCACAGCGGCAGTAGAGAGCATCAACAAGAATGTTCCCAGCCGGGGCATCTACTCAAACTACGGCGTTCCTCTAAAGGAACTGCGCTACGACAATACCGGCATCATCAACAAGGATACTACTATCGTCATGTTGGGAGACTGCCGAAACAACAAGAACTATTCCGGCGTGGAAGAGGTTGAATGGCTTTCTAAGCGGGCATCCAACTTCTTCGTTCTGAACCCCGACCCGTTGAACAAATGGGGGCAAGGGGACTCTATTGCCGACCTCTATGCCAAGAGTGGTGCGACGGTCTGCCGGGTGAGTTCAACGCAGGATTTGCTTACTTTTTTGGAGTTTGCAAGCCTCAGAAAGCAAGCCTAATACGCGACCACAATATATGGTGCATGTCGCAATTTGTTTACATTCCAAACACTATATATTGTGGTTTTCGTATTGACTATCCGTACATATTGTGGTATAATGCTAATGTGCTCAGGAGAGGCGCTACAAGCAAATCTCCTGAACATGCTCCTGTAGCTCAACTGGCAGAGCAACTGTCTTGTAATCAGTAGGTTGCAGGTTCAAATCCCGTCGGGAGCTCCAAAACGAACCAGCCTGCATCTGGTTCGTACAGGTGCGCCGGTTGTTATCGACGTGCCTTGCCCCTCATGAAGACAGCCAAGATTGGCGAGTGGGAGCTGTATATGTGCAGCTAATGTCTTCTATAGCACGGAGTAGCGCAGCGGTAGCGTACCGGCCCCATACGCCGGTGGTCGCAGGTTCGAATCCTGTCTCCGTATCCACGTCCTGACCGGGACGTAAAATCGGTCGAACACCAACCCATGCAGCCACCTGTCTTGCGTCGTGGGTTGGTCATATGGCTCGTTAGTTCAGACGGTTAGAACGCCAGCCTGTCACGCTGGAGGTCGCCGGTTCGAAACCGGCACGAGTCGCCATTGGGTGTAGCATAATGGAATGCGTCAATCGCACGATAAGGCGCAGTAGTGGTAGTGCAGGTGCAACGCGTAAGCACGGACTACAGTGGTGCAACACCCTCTACCTCGTACACATCCATCGGTCAGATGTAAAATGACCGAAATATTCTGGTGTCGAATACGAAGGTTGTAATATACCGCCGGTTAATTCGCTTGTTGCGCACAAGAAAAAGTGGTTCGACTCCACTCACCAGAGCCGCGACCCGCTGAGGTAGCCCTAACGGGTCGAAATCTAACAAGGAGGACAGTCCGATGCAGAAGTAATTCTCGTCCGAATGTCGACATCAAAGAAAGGGACACACCAATGCACTAAGTAACGTCCGCATAGACGCAACAGTGAAAGGGTCACTCCAATGATGTAAACCACCTTGTGGCGGGTAGCTACCGCCAGCGCAAGCCAGTCCACATCTGGTTTGCACAGGTGCGCCGGTTGTTATCGACGCACCTTGCCGCTCAATGAAGACAGCCTCCTCGTGGTGAGCGGTGGACAGCGACTATAGTAGCCGCTGACGAATGTCTCCAACGGAACCGCACTACGACTCCCTGCGTGAGCGGTATCCAAAAGGTCAGGAAGCCGTGTGGGCGAGTGCTTCCTCTTGTGCTTTGGCGCAGAAACAACAAATCTCGTCCCATCAAGCATGCAGACGTACGAGCATCCCCGTTAAGCCGGGGCGCAGCCAGACGCGACACAGCCGTTAAGGCGGGACTGCTGCACGGCAACTGGTAAGTATGCCGCAGTCCCAGACAAAGCCCACAGCAAGAGCCGCCCATGTACTTGGGCGGACAAATAGGGCTGCAAGAATCGAAGTTGACCAACGCTCAAGTGCTCTCCCGGATTCCCTTGCCCAGTCAGCATTGTGGATTCGCGGGATTGCTAGAGGGTGTAAAGATGATGTTCGGGGTTGACCACCTCCAAAACGAGCATCATGGCGGGGCTAAGTGAGGGTTCACCCGCAATTTTATGGAGTATTCGTATAACGGTTAATACCTCTGCCCTCCAAGCAGATGACGTCGGTTCGACCCCGATATACTCCTCCAATGTCCCTGCGCTGACAGCCTCCTTGTGGCAAGGGACGGACAACAGATGCTGCAGCATCTGGCTAATGTCTAGCACAAAGATTGAAATCAAACGGGCGGTGTCGGTTCAATTCCGATATATTGCCCCACGTCGCCGTCACCGTACACCACGACGTTAAACTGGTGAGCATGGTCCACTTGTGGTCCGCTGTCCGAATGCCAATGGACAGCCTATAAAAGAATAGGCAAACAGGTGCTGTGCCTGAGAGTATCCGAGAGTCCCGGTGTCAGTCGCGAATGAGACCGGAAAACAGCGGAGAGGGTACAATACAGAATCCGTCGGCGTGGCTGCCGAATGGTGCTGGAAGAAAAGGGTTGGCTGCCCTGATTGCGGGATGATAACCAGTATAAAACATCCTACCGTGCTTGGTTAGCTCAGCAGGTAGAGCGGCGCATTCGTAATGCGCAGGTCGGCAGTTCGAATCTGCCACTAAGCTCCACGGTCCGATTGGGTGACGCGCTCTTTGAGAATCCGCCCAAGAAGCTGTCAGCGGGGGCATGCACTTGCTGACGGTTGGCTAAGTCCTTACGGAAGTCGTCGTAGCCGGAACCGAACACGAATAGGCGACGTAAAGCCCCGCATGGCAGAGCGTTATCTGCTATAGCGCATGACAACTCTAACATAGAAGGGAGGTTGATTCCAATGGAGCAGGCAATTATCAACGTCGAAGGAACTTCAACTATCGAGACTGCAGCAGCAGCCAAAAAGCTGATTGAGACATTCGGAAGCCAGAACATCCGCGCCATCTCGGTTAAACGCGTGAACGAGAATAGCAACGAGGTCGTTGTTGAACTCGATTTTGTTCCGGGTCTTGCACAGCATCTGCACGGCTTCACTATGCAGGTCAACGGCTTGACCGCAGGCTACGACGGCACCGGTCCCTCAAACCTGTACGAAGTCCTGCAGGCGGCTGGCGTAAGCGAAACGCTGGTAACGCGTGAAGACATCACGCAGAAGGATGCCAAGACCATCCCGCTGCATCTGGAACGCGAGGTCAAACAGTACGGAGAACTCCAATACGCATAAAGTCCCCGTGTCGGCAGCTTCTTTGGAGGCGGGGACAGGCGAGATGCCACAAGCATCTGGCTAATGCCGAATTAAGATTGAAAGAAAATATCTCCACCACCAGCAACATGTTGTTTTCTGCGGCTGGCTCTGGACTTGATTGCGTGTACTGTATCACGGTACACGAGTCATTTTCGTGTGGAGCCCTTTGGCGGGTGCATCCCGCCATCATGGGGGTATAGCTCAGTTGGGAGAGCACCTGCTTTGCAAGCAGGGGGTCGAGGGTTCGAATCCCTTTATCTCCACCAACAGGGTCGCTTCGTTTTCTGCGATGACCTACCCTGGGCTTGATTGTGTACTGTTTCGTACAGTACGAGTCATTTTCGCGCGGAACTCCTATAACTACGACCACGAAGACGAACGCCTCGTCCGCGCCGCTTGGACAAGCGAATTACACGGGGCATCGTCAAGCCGAAAAAATGCAGTGTCGAGTGGCGAAATCGGCTGCGACATTGGCGAGGAGCACCACCCTCGTCAGTCTCCCTTGCTAACAACCTCCACGGGGTGGGAGATGGGCAACAGATGCCAATAACATCTGGCTAATAGTAAGCAATCAAAGCGCGGACCTCCTTTAAAAACCATGCCACGTGCATTACACATCTTGCCGCGCTCCGGTCGCTACGTCCCGGTAAAACAAGATATGCAACAAGCCGTAACAATCATACCGTGTGGCGAAACCGGCTGCGGTATGGGCGGGATAAGTTCCCGCCAGTTACTCAATCAAGACAACCTCTGCGCGGTGAGTGACAGGCAACGGATACAATGTATCCGGCAAATCGTCTTATAAACAAAATACATGGTTGGGTGTCCGAGTGGTCTATGGAACCGGTCTTGAAAACCGGCGATGCCGCAAGTGTCCGTGGGTTCGAATCCCACCCCTACCGCCATATCTGCCGGGCATTGTCCCGGCTTTCTTTGTTTGTTGGAGTCATAAAATGAGCACTACTATCACTTGCCTTGAGAAAATTGATATTCGCCGTGGAGACAAGGACGCAGATGATGCAAGGCTCTATCTTGTAAAATACCTGCATCAGTTCATTGACATGGTCGGTATCTTGTCGTTGGAAGTCTATGACTTTGCCATCGAAATTGAAGGCGACTTAATTTCGTGGTGCGAAGGCAAAATCGGTGGTTCAAAGTCTCAGCCGGAAAAATCCGAGTGGGAAGAAGAAATCGTAAAACATCGTGCCGTTGATGCCATTGACTGCATCTTGAATGATGTCGATGCAACTGTTATACTTTCCTATAAGGTTACATATAACTCCTACAAAGTTAAATTCGGGAAAGAATACTGGAACTACATCTTGCAAGGGCTTTTCAGCAAAGAAATGGTTTTCCACGGGCTGCAGTACGATGATACTGCGAATGTTTCAATGCTGCACCTTGAGCACGGGGAATTCGCAGACGAACCCGCTCCTGTACCCAAAGAAAAGGTAGACGATATCCCTATCTGGCATTGCTGCCAGCTTGAGATAAGCTGGGATACAGAAGATGTATTCACAGCAGGGCAATTCACCCGATTGGAGAAAGCAATCGCCTCCGTTCGTGATTTATTCGTTGATAAAGATAACGGTATAGCTGTCATCGAGGACGACTCACTCTTCATTTGCTCTCAAGTTATCATCCCAAAAGAAAGCATTCCCAGATTTTGCAGCTTCTTGACCGTGCTATACAAAATTGCAAGAGAACACGGCAAAACGATATATGACAGCATGCAATTTGTCCCTTGGTATTTTCAAGAATTCGCCGTAATGTCTATTGATTTTGACAAGGGTATTGCGTTACCAACCTATTATAGATACTAAGACGGAGAAAATACTATGACCAAACAAGAACTCACCGAGATGGTCACAAAAGCCAAATTGTGGGCAATCGAAGCTCACGCCGGGCAGAAAGATAAAGCAGGGAAAGACTACTTTGAGGCACATGTCTCTGTGGTCGCCAAGGGCGTTAAAGGAGACCCGGTAGCTGAAGCAGCCGCTTTCCTGCATGACACAGTGGAAGATACCACGCTTACGATGGAGGACATCCGAGCAGCATTCCCGAAAGAAGTCGCCGATGCGGTAGAAACCTTGACACGCAAGAAAGGGATGTCTTATGCCGAATACCTTTGGCACATTCAGCAGAACCATACTGCTGTCAAAGTAAAACTCTCTGACCTGCGCAACAACATGGATTTAAGTAGGTTGCCACACGAGCCGACTAAGAAAGACCTCGCGCGAACGATGAAGTATAGCCGAGCCTATGCAATGCTCAGTGGTATCCACGATACCCCTTATAGCATCTCTGAGGTAAACCCTTACGCACTTTACGACTACCTTCTCTCTACCGGCTGGGAGAAAGCAGAAAAGCAAAAGAAAAGCAGTGAAGTAGTCGTTCTGAAAGCGCCTGCTGATAGCCTTACTATTTCGGTTCCTATCGACATGACGCTTCCGGACTATGAGACGATGATGGGTGAAGCCGTGACCAGACTGTGCGTACACGAGGGCGCTCCGCGCCCCGATGTTCTGGGCACAATCATCCATTGGAAGCCGTTGCCAAAGGAGTAGTGAACGACCTCATAGACTTGCGTTTGTGTTGCTGCTCTTGTGGCTAAACTGTTAATTTCGCAGCCTAAACTACTATATATTGTGTTTTCGTATTGACTATTCCAGCATGTTGTGGTATAATGATGATACTGAAACAACGAAAGGAAATCAGCCGATGTTCGCCACTATGTTGAACCAACAGAATAACTCACAAGGGCTGTGGAGCATAAATCTCCTCGGTCAAGTTGTGCTGTCTGTTCAGGGTCATCATAGTGCGGTAGTTGCGGGTTAAATAAAGCCTGCACCCCATCGGAAGTTCCGTTTCATCACGCTATGACAGCACCCTCAGGCATAAAATGTCTGCCGGGTGCTTTTTATATGTTGGGTTGTCGCCAAGCGGTAAGGCACGGGACTTTGACTCCCGCATTTCGCGAGTTCGAATCTCGCCAATCCAATTTGACGATATATCGCTATACTTTTGCAACGATGTAAAGTCATCCATACCATACAACATCCGAAAAAGGAGGTGATTCTAATGGCTACCGCACGCAAAACTGCCGTTATCTATGTCGAGGTCGGCGCAGACAAGAAGCAGGTCAAGCTGGAGGACATCCAGAAGGCGGTCAAGACTGTCGAAGGCACCAAGAATGCCTACGTCAACGCTGCCGACGCCGCAGTGTATTGTGTCGATGCTGACGGCAAGACCACGAAGGTCGAGCTGTAAAGCGTCTTTTCCCGTCGCCCGTTAAGCGGACGACTTCGTGGGAGTTTAGCTCAGCTGGGAGAGCATCTGCCTTACAAGCAGAGGGTCAGTGGTTCGAGCCCGCCAATTCCCACCAAAGGTTCCTGGCTCCCTAGAAAAAGCCAGTGGTGGAGCTGATGGGTTAATACCATCACAAAACAGTGCATGTGCTGCCAATCACATGCCTTTCATGGGCCCGTAATGGTTTTCGACAGGGTATGGAAGATTTCATGTCGCGGGTATGGTTCCGCCTCAAGGACCACCTTAAAAAGTAACTGACAACAATCGTTACGCTTCTCCTATCGCTGCTTAATTAAGCAGACGGAGACCAAAACAACGCACCATCTCGCGGGTAAGCGTGTGAGGTTCAAAGGTACGCAAGATATGTACGGCGCAGAATAAAACCGGAACCGTCTGAAGTCCAAGTACACCAAGACGTAAATCATGGTGAGCGTGGTCATCTGTCCGCTGCAAAAGGTTTGCCACACGACCAGACAAACAGTCCAAAGTTGTCAATCATGTGACTATCGCGTAAGTAATCATGGAATTGGATATATGCTGGACACGAGTTCGACTCTCGTCGGGTCCACCAGAATAGCGTATTTACGCTATATTTTAATTTAAGGCGGTGCAAAAGCCGCCATCATGCTCCCGTAGCTCAGTTGGTTAGAGCATCTGACTGTTAATCAGAGGGTCGTCCGTTCGAGCCGGACCGGAAGCGCCATAAGGGCTGTTTGTTCAACGGTTAGAACTCTTGGCTCATAACCGAGGTACGCAGGTTCGACCCCTGCACAGCCCACCAAATCGCGTTGCTACGCTATTTTTACGCAACAACCGTCCGGCAGTACGTCAACTGCCATCATATGCTCCCGTGGTGGAATTGGCAGACACGGTGCGCTCAAACCGCACTTTATTGAGGGTTCAAATCCCTCTGGGAGTACCATGTCCAGCAGTGCGATAACTGCTAATCTGTGGGTTGTTAGCTCAGTCGGTAGAGCAGCGGACTGTTAATCCGCGTGTCGCAGGTTCAAGCCCTGTACAACCCGCCATATGTCCAAGTGGCGGAATGGCATACGCGCTGGTCTAAGGAGCCGGTTTTTGTGAACTCAGCTTCCACTTCGGACAGTCGCTCATGATTGCAGCCTCCACGTGGCGAGCGACGGGCAACAATCAGTGTAAAGCTGGTTGGCTAATGCTAAAGATTGAAACGAATCCTTCAGCAAGCGCCACAGTAAAGCCTGTACTTCATAAGGTACAGGCTTACATTTTGTTATATAGAGGAAGAAAAACAATGAGTAAGCATCTACTGGGTCTAGACCGCGTCCTGCACGAAGGTGCTGGCTATCGCAGCAAGTACACGGCTAGAATCCAAAAGCCTCCGGTCAGTAGCAGAGAGAATCCGTCCAATCCGAAACAAGAGGGTGTAGATGCAGTGTACATCCCAGATACCGCCAAATGGTGTAGCAAAAAGTAAACCACAAGTTGATTGACCAACGCTATAAAAGTGGTATAATGTAATCAGAACGAAACGAAAGGAGACAACCAAAGATGCTGTGCAAGACTGTTAATGCTGTGTCGTTTGCTGAGTATAGTTATGAATCTGAATTCGAGTCCTACGAATCCAGCTTTATTTCCCATACTCCTCGACAGGCAAAAACAGACAATGTACAGATGCGGTGCGTCTCTAAACGATAACTGCATTTTCACACGCTGCTTGTCGAGTCATTTCGGCAGGCAGCGCTTTTTTGTTGCCTGCAATATAGAAAGGCAGCAAGAAAATGAACGTTCCAACAATCGATATCCAGCAGACAGGTGCCAATATCAAGGCACTGCGAAAAGCAGCAGGCATCAAGGTCAAGGATGTGGCAGACACGCTCGGTGTATCCACACAGGCAGTCGCCAAATGGCAGGCAGGCACTGCACTTCCTACCATCGACAACCTTGTGATTCTCGCCGCGATGCTCGATACGAAAATTGATAACATCCTTGTCATCGCATAAACCCTCGCCGCAGGATTGCGGCTATATGGCCGAATAGACGAATTGGTTAAGTCGCAAGCCTTTCACGCTTGAGAGTATGGGTTCAAGCCCCATTTCGGTCACCATCTGCTTCTGTAGCTCAGTTGGTAGAGCAGTAGGTTGAAGCCCTATGTGTCGCTGGTTCGATTCCAGCCGGGAGCACCACGAGGCTTATGCCTCCTTATATGTGCCGGTATGCAAGTGGTTAAAGTACGCGGTCTGTAAAACCGTTCCGTTACGGTTCGCTGGTTCGAATCCAGCCCGGCACACCATAAGGCCCCTTCGACAAGTTGGTCTAAGTCACCACACTCTCAATGTGGAGTCAGCAGTTCGAGTCTGCTAGGGGTCACCATCGCACCTGTGTTAAAAGGTGCATCATGCAGAGGTCGCCTAACGGTAGGGCAACGGACCGCTAATCCGTCGCGAGGCAAAACGGAACTCACTACGAAGTGCCAATCAATCCCTCGCCTGCGAGTTCGAATCTCGCTCTCTGCGCCATATGCATGTGTGTCCGAGTGGCTGATGGAACTGGTCCAGAAAACCAGCGGTCAGAAACGGCCCGTAGGTTCGAATCCTACCACATGCGCCATGAAAAGTCTCCATAGTCTGCGATTATTCGTGGATTTTGGAGACTTTTTCTTGTTTGATGCCACAATTTATGGTATAATAGCAACAGAAAGCAACAAATAATGGAGTATCATAAAATGCAAAAATACGATTTCATTACGAAGCAATATGCCCCGTACACACCACCTCAGAACGGGCACTACGACATCATGGTTTATAGCAATGAAGAGTTAAATTGCGCTGCGTGCGGGCATATCATCAACGAATACAACGCGTACACATCGGCAGTCATCCAGAACGATATTGGCATAGGCTATCTAATTTGCAAGAATTGCTACGACCATGAGCTCAAAGTCAGAAAAGCTGTAAAATAAAAATTCAACAAACCCACCATCTTCTACGAACAGTATTTTACTGAAAAGCGTAGGAGATTCTTGTTTTTTGTGGTATAATGAGCAAAATAGGCAAAACGCTTTATCAAAGGACACATAACCATGCCGAAAGTAAACAGAAACAAACAACACACAGATTTCAGTTTGCTTCTTTCTGAACTGCAGGAAAAAGATAAAGACACCGGAAATACCACACTTACCAGCAGCACTAAAGCACTTCCTACTTCAAACGGCATCAGCCGAAATCGAAATACCGCACTCAGTAACCCAGAAATTCAATTTGCTATTGTCACAAGCGGAAAGAAGCAAACATTACACGACAAGACTTGCAAGCAATTGCGAGAAATAGCGGATGAAAAAATAAAATTTATTAAAGCACTCCCACAACAGAAATATTCTATATGCAATGTCTGTCACTTACTTATCTGTCTTCGAATAGGAGCAAAAGATAAAAATAAAGGTAAGGAATACAAAACATTCTTCAAAAAAGCAAATGCAACAAATGACCTGATATTCAAGACATACATCGATTATAAACTTCAGACAAGAATCCAAAATGAATCAACCATTATTGTCTGGAGCAAAGAAGATACTTGGAAAATCGAAATAACAAGCCAATACGGGAATGTCATCCTCTGGCACAATAACTACTACATTGCAAAAGATGGCAAACGAAAGGCATTACCAGAATTTCACAATCAATTCCCAAACGAACCCGGACTAAAATTTTCTAAAGCAATCAATTGTATTGCAAAGTATTCTCCCTCATACCATATTGAACAAAAAGAATTGGAAAAAATAGAGCCAAGCATACTCATAGTAATCCATCACCTAAAGCAAGAAGAAAAGCAGCGGTCCACAATAATCGGAGCTTTTCTTTACAGAATTAAGCTGACACTCTACACCAAGGGTTATCATAGCCACTCAAAGCTAAAACAAACCATACAAGAATTTCATGTCGTAAGAGCACCAAATGAAACACCGAACGAAAATGGTCGCTATTGTATTGTTTACAAGTCAAACACTGTGTATGCTTATAATATAGGCGTATTTGACACACAAAAACAATCATTTACAAAATCTTACAGCAAGGACTTGATAACAAACATTGCAAATGTCGTAGCTTGGAAAAAGCTGTAGTATAAGCCGCTTCTACTTAGTATGCGGCTTTTTCTTTGCAAAAATATATGTACAATCTGTTACTATCTGCTTATCTATGTTGTAAAAATTGCAATTTTATGGTATAATAAGAATTAGCAAAAAGAAAGGATTTTGCCGTATGTACATTGATTTCACAAACAAGCAGTATTGTTTGATTCTCCACATCTTGGCAGTTATGAAGCCATTCTACAACAACGACTTTCACTCTATCTGCAAAGAAGTAGGGGAAGCATATGGCGTGGATGAAGATTCCATCATGAAGGCTTGTGCCACATTGACTGCTGTTAATGTGACAGCACCCGTCAAGAAGGCATACGACAACATTAGCTATGTTCTTGCTGCCATCGCGAATAACGCAGAAGAATTGAGCGGTGATGATACTTATAAGTACAGAGTCGATTTGGATGCTCCTTGCTGGAATGCTGTAGCCGATGCTCTTGATGTATACTCCCGTATTCTGATGGGGCAATTTGGCATTATCTATGAGACACTTGATATTTCCAGCGATGATAAGCATCACTTACAGGCATATCACGATGCCCGCTGGAGTGGGGTAGGTGTCATTGAAGCCCGTGACCTTTTGGTTCCTCAGCTAAAAAAGATGAGGGTGGGCTGGAATGGGAACTTCGGTATTTCCAATTCCGAGCTTGCCTATAACAGCAAACTGTCTTATGAAGTCCTTAAAGCAATTCGTTTTGCCACTGAAAAGAGAGATGGCTCTGTTCTGAAAGTTACAGACGAGCCGCTACCCAGAGTCGAGGGTGAGTGGCAAATCACGGCGCTCTAAAAAATAATTGGAGGTGCTTTTCTGAAATGGGTGAACATATCATTTCGTTTCTTGACATCTGCGCTATGCAGGGTCAACTCGTTCTGGCAGAAGCACCGTCCATCCCGGCTATCAACGATAAGATGGTGTACTGTACTGGCGCTCGCAAGCACGGCGATGACCGCTATATCATCCTCGACGGGGAAGAGTACAGCCAAATTTACTTTGTTGACGGAACCATCAAGCTATATTGGCATTGAGAAGTAGCACCATCGAAGTCTGGAAGCCTGCAGAATAAAGGAGAACCACATGAAGGCGAACTACAAAGTCATCAACAACAAGCAGGTACAGCTGCGCAAGGTCATCGAGGAATTCAAACCTGATGATGTAGCGTCAGTCATTCTCTTCCGCTACAATGTCATGCAAGCGTTGACGAGTCTCAACGACGATTGCTCCGATTTCGAAGAGACCGACATGAAAGAAACTGCGGCTGACCTCACGGAGTTCTTTGAGGATGCTGTAAACGAAGCTATCGATTCTTTTATCGACGAGGATAAAAGACCGAATATCAATTTTAATGGCACGGCAGACGAATTTCGCGAAGAACTCAACAACCTCGTTGTTGTCCTCCTCAGCAAGAACTTTGAGCATGAGTTCATTGAGTTTTCTGAGGCTACCGGCATTAGCCGTGTACAATATGAGGCATTCGCCGCGAAATTCATGGCAGAAGCAAACACAGATAAACACTAACATAAGGAGGGTACTTTCATTGACCACGCTGGAAAACGCACTCAAAATCAACAATGGAAAAGCAGTTCTTTTGAGCATCAAGAAAGAATGGCTCAGTAAAATCATGGCGGGCGAAAAGGTCATGGAAGTCCGCAAATCTATGCCGTGGGAAATCAGCCACCCGTTTGTTGTCTTTTGCTATGAGACGAAAAGCAATGGCGGAGCAGGAAAAGTCGCAGCAGCATTTATCTGCGACGATATCGACAGTCTTAACTGCCTGCAGAGCCTTGCGGTGTTTGACGACACGGAGCTGCCAAAAGAAACAGAAAAATTCGTAAACGAAAGCTGTCTGACATTCAAGGAGTTGTTCGATTACGGAAAAAATGTCGGCGCTCTTTACGGCTGGCATGTGGCAAGCACGCAGCCTCTCGATAAGAAGCTCTCTGATTTTGGGTTGAAGCGCCCACCGCAGTCTTGGCAATATGTTCGTATCAGCGTATAAAGCATCTCATGGGCAGAAAACTGCCCATATTTTTTTGAGATATTGCCATAAATTACAATGTAAAGTATAATAACATTGTGAGGTGTATTATGACTGTTAATGACATCATCCGTGAATCAAATACTATAAAACTCTCCGACTTTGTTTGCCTTACAAGCATACAGACGCAAGAAGACATCAAAAAACTGACCAAGCAAGGATACGATGTAGGATATACCCAATCCGAATGGGAAAAAGAGTATTCTCTTCCCGCAAGCAAAATCTTTTATGCCAAGTCTATGTATTCTTCTGTTTACTATGTAGACTATAATAATACGTCTTACCCTCTTATTTTCCCTCTGCAAATTTTTGGTAAGCAGCGCCTATCTCCCATTCCGAACGAAACAAACGAAGAATTCTGCGAATCCATTCGAAAACGCGTTGTAACATTCTCCAATTTGCACGATAGTGCTCTTGCTACATACTTCCACAATCTCGGTGGCTATCTTGCCATTGATGCACTACAAGAATATGTTCGTCGGAACGAACCATCCGCTGAAATGTTCAATGTTTTCTTCTCAGTCTATGAGGTGACTGACTTTGGTTGTGGTCGTTTTACAAACGAAGAGATGAAAAAGGTTATCTCCGGTATGGATGATACTGCTAAGACGAAACGCAGTAAAATTCTCCGAAAGCTGCCTGACGAAGTGACAATTTACCGTGGAGAAGCAGAAGCCAGCACTCCCTATACGACATCCTTCTCTTGGACGACCAACCCACGCATTGCCTATTTCTTTGCTTGCCGGTATTCTAACGGCTTCGCCAGAGTGATTACCGGAAAAGTAAAGAAAGATGACATCTTATATACTCCAAACCGCTCCGATGAGAAAGAGGTTCTCGTGTTCCCAAAAAAAGTATATGATATTTCTATTGAAGAGCAGTTTTCTCCTCAAGATGTCGTACCATCTGTTACAGAGGAAGACCTTGACCTGTATTATCAGTGGCGAAGTAAGGTAAACGCACTCTACTGCTTACCTACATCCAGTGAGCACGATGCTCTTCACACGATTCGTGTCCTCCTATTGGCAATCCTCATTGTTCAAGAAGAATATATCGAACTGGACGATGACGCAATGCATCAGTTGTTGGAAGCTATCACCTATCACGACATTGGCAGAAAAAATGACAGTGAAGACCCAAAGCATGGCGAAGATAGCGTAAAAATCTACAAGCTGAACCACACAGACCCTACCGTGGAGTTTCTCATTCAATATCATTGCATCGATGATAAGAAGGCATTAAAAATTCTTGAAAGCAACAAAACAATTGAAAACAAGGAAAACGCATTGACGCTCTACAAAATCATGAAAGATGCCGATGCACTTGACCGTGTTCGTTTTGGACTCATGGACTTGGACGAAAGGTACTTGCGCTTTAACGCAAGCAAACAGCTTGTCCTTACCGCAAAGGTTTGCTTGGAATCTATCACCGATGGCAAATGAAGCGTAGCTGCTTCCTGTGGCAGGGAAGCGTAGCTAAATGAGGCTCATTGCCGCGTAGCCAGCAACAAATTATGAACATTTCTTGTCTTTTTGCGTTTCATCCTTTCTTTTTGTTGAAATTTGTGGTATAATGACAATGAAAAATAAAAATACAATTTCTTTAAATAGGAAGTGATTTTATGAATTCTACCGAACAAGAAGTAGTACATAAACGGAAACTGAAAACCAAGATTATTTTAATTGTTCTCGCAATTCTTGCTGTATTAGCAATTGCTTTTTACATCTTTGTTTGGCCTCTTGTAGCTGCTAAAGTAATGACATGGATTGACAATCTTATTTTGCAAATCGGCACCTATGCTCTTATCGGCGCGTGTCTTGCTGTAATTCTGTTTATAGGTTATTTTGCCACATGCCATAATTAAGTAATTCAATATTTCTATAAAAACATCTGCAAAACATCAACCAATTTTACTTGCATCTCCGTGCGAACTGGGTAAACTAAATAATGTATAATAGATAACATATCGTTACCCCCTACAGACGATTTACAATCTGTTATACAACTGTGAGCAGACTCTCATTTCGAGGGTCTGCTCTTTTTTGTTTTATTCCAGATTTCAAGGAGATGAAAAAATTGACTGCTACATTCACAAAGTACGCCAAGGCGGCAGAAGATTGCCGATACAAAAACGACTTTCAGTACGACCTTCGTCAATGCGATAAAGCCCTGCACATGGACGGTCCAATGCGAATCGAAGCACAGTGCTGGATGAATCTGTTCGACCAACTCGAAGAAGGGGACATCAAAGCATATGTTCAGAGCAACTACCGTCCCGGAGCCCTCGACCCATTTCGCAAAAAGTAAGGTGACTTTATGAGCCTTTACCATTTGATGGCGGATATCGGGGCTGTTCCTTCCAAAGTAATACCAAAAATTCCGGCAAATGCAATGAAAGAAGAGGACCAAAGCATCCCGCGCATCTGCGTTAGCCGGTCTCTTGATGAATGCTTAACCGGCATCACCGTAACCGGCATCACTTTCCCATTTTTGCTCGAAGAATTGAGAACTTCTCATACAAAGCAAATCTGGGACAAACAATATCAATTTCCTTTCATCGTGAGAACCTATTGTGCCGAGAATAACAACTCGGCATTTTTTGATGAAAAGAAAGTTTCCAAATATGTTTGGGATGCAAATTTTACGGGTGAATGCTGGCTGACAGAATACAGGGAGCCAATCTCAACGAAAAAACGCTGGTTGGTCAACGCTGACATTGAAAATCGACACATTATCCGCAATAATGAAAGCTGGCGATACCCGATTATCCATAATTCTGTCTGGTCAAATGTACCTACTTACCTCAATCCCGAATTTCAAGATAAACTTCTGCAGATGACCAAAATTTGGTTGGAGCAGAATTAACACACATTTTTTGGAGGTGTGTCATGAATAACAACACTACTGTATCACCGGCAGAATATTTTGCCGAAGTCAAAAGCCGTAAACAGGTCATGACGGAAGCAGGACTGTCTAAGCTCTATGAGAACTGCTTGACCCTGCTGGACGAATACCAGCGGTCCGGACAGATAGCAGCTCAGAAAAAGCTCCTGTTCCATATTGATAACATTACCCGTGAGAAAAAGCTTCTCGATGTCGGTATCGATACATTTGTTTACAAAAGCGATATCGATGACTTCATTCACATGGTCGATAATAAAGTCGTCAAAATTGTGGAGCTCGAAAACTACCAGCGTCGTATTCCGCCGGAAATCATTGCCCGCATTGAAAAATGCAAAGGCATCTTCGATAAGATGTATGTTGTCTTTACAGACTACACGCACAGGGAAGAACGCCGCGTAGAAGCTGTCAAGCGCGAGAAAGACCCGATTCTCTTTGGCACATTTCAGGATGCTGCGACCCGCACGATTGTGGAGCGCTTCTACTTTATCGGCGATTGGGTTGATGAATATTGTGACCTGACGCTCGATAAGATGGTCGCAACAGTGCAGGAAAAAGCCAACCGGGATATTATCAAGAAGTTCTCCACGCCGGAAAGTCTGCAGGAACTGAGCGACCAGCTCAGCAATCTTGACGACTCCATGAACGGGCTTTATCGTCAACGCGAGAAAAAACCTGCTCCGAAGAAGGGTTTCTTTGCACGCGTCCGCACAGCATTCAAGGCGTTGAAAGGGGACATCTAACCGATGGCTGAAGTAGACTTGACGGAGGACAAAAGCTATTCTAACCTCATGTCCTTGCCTCACAGCAAGAATACACTTTTCAGAGCGTTCTATAAAACAGATATTCCTTGGAACTTCAACACCCCCTATATACTGCCACGAATTGCTCACTCGGATAAGGATTTGGAGACTCCTCCTCTAATTTTTACGGGTGATGCTGAGACTGTAAACTTTATGCGAGAAGTCGTAGAAGTGGAAGAAGGAGTACGTTGTGATTGTTGTGGAAAGCTCATCACAACTCCTTTATGGGATATGCCGATAGGTGGTCTTTGTTCTGAATGTGAACAGCGACTGGACGAGACAGTCTATGGCAAATTTAACGCTCCGTGGCAAAAGGTCGAGCAACAGAAAGCAGAGCGCCCCGTTCCGTGGTGGTACGATATCTGAGAATTTAATATTGCACTTTCTTGCGAGTTGCGTAGAATGGGAGTTGTACGATAGATAACATTCTACTTTTCCGAAGCATTTCGGACGTACAGCTTTTCACAATTCTGCATTTATTAAAGGCAGACTCACCGTTATGGTGGGCCTGCCTTTTTTGTTTGCAGAAATCCGCCATCCACCCATTTCAACAGCGACTGATAAGGAGGTCTGCTATGTCTATTTCCAAGCTTTTTGCTCCGAAAAACACTCGTTTTGCGATTTATGCCGGTAACCCAGGTTTTTCCGGCATGACCATCTGCTCCGATTTCATCGGGTATGTGGATGCCCCGATGCTCGGCGACGCCTATGAGGCGGCGCATCGGTATCTTGCCAACAGTGGCTATACCGGCATCGTGGTACGCGAAGCGTAAAGCCTTTTCGAACAAAATCAGCCGTCACAACCCGTCCGGCATTGTCGGACGGGAATTTTTGTCAAGACAGGAGTATCACACCAATGGAAAACAAGAAGAAGATTTTCATCGCCTACACCGCGTTTGTCCTCAGTGTTCTCACCATCATAGGCTGTATCGTCTGGTTTTTCTCGGTTCCTACTTACGCAGCACCGATTGAGCCGACCGAGTCTGTGGAAGAAATCGAGTACATCACGCCTTTGGAAACCGAGCTCCGTGAGCCGAACGCTCCGTCTCACAATGCACCGTTTCTTCCTGCTGCCGAAGCAGAAGAGCCTGATGCACAAGTTGAGACAGCGGAAACGGCTGTTGAGAACGAATCGGTTGTCACAGAAGAATCAGAAGATGCCGTACCGCAGAATCTCTCCGAAAATGAGCTTTCCATCTATACCGCATTACGCAATGCAGGTCTCTCTAAAGCCGGTACTGCTGCGGTAATGGGTTGCATGTCAATGGAGAGCGGTCTTCGCACTACGGCAGAAAATCCAAATGACGGCGGATATGGGCTCCTGCAGTGGACCTACAGCCGCAAATCCGACCTCTTCAACTGGTGCTATGCAGCAGGACTTGATGCCACTTCTGCAGAAGGACAAGTTGCGTTTCTGGTGTATGAGCTTCAGAGCAAATACAGCATGAATGCCAGATATTCGTATCCGGTATATGAAACGCTTGTTTGCAGCAACAGTGTAGAAGACAGTTTGGCAATGTTCTTTTCCCACATGGAAGCAGGAGTCAATGTACAGATTTCTGCTTCTAAAGTGTACTGCGCCAACCTGACGACACTCGACCTCTATCGAGAGCGACTGAACGCAGCGTACAAATACTTCTAACAAAGAAAGGATGTATCGCACAATGGCAAAGAGTGCCTATTTGTCCCGCAAACTGCTCAATCAGCTCGCCGCTATTGAAGCAGACAGTGATGACATGATGCTGACTCACGACCTTCACAACATTGCCATCAATGGCAAGAAAGTGGGGTGTTCTGGTCATATTGCAAACCTCTTGAATGGAAAGTGCGTCTATGTCAATACCGAAAAAGCCATTTATCAGCCTCTGTCCGACAAAAACTTGGTTCGCTATGCTGCCGACATGAAGGATTGCTCCTCCATTGGTCTTGGCGTCATGGGACGCAACCAGTTTGTAACGGACGATGCTCTCGTACAAAAAATCATTGATATGCTCCACTAAGGAGCAGAAGGGAAAATACCATGAATAAGATAATCAATACCATTGTTAAGTTCCTCACCACATTTTTCGTTCTGACTATCCTTATGAGCATCAGTGCTTTGGCGCAGGATTTCAATGTCACCAATGTTGTGACGCTCTTCCTGAGTATTTACGCGCTGAACAAATGCTGTGGCATTCTGCTCAAGATGGTCAAGCCTTCTAAACACAAGGAGGTCAAGCGTCGTGTATAAGAACTTCAAAGACATGGACGCGGAAACGCTCCACAAGATGTCTTGGGAGGTCGTTGAGGTCTTTGACAGCTACCTCTCCGGTCTTGGCGTTATGATTCCGTGTGATGATTTCAGTGAGCAGAAGGAACGTGAAGAGGAAAACAGCGATGCTGCTCTTTACGGGACGGAATACTGGAATCTCGTTGACGGAATCGAGATGTGGTTCACATTATATCCGCTTCTGACGCAGGTTTATCCGAAACGCTTTATGGCTGCCTTCGATACCCTTTTGGACTCAAAAGGAATGAGCCGCTATAAGCCGCAAGGCAAGCAGCGCAAAACCATGAAAAGCAAAATCGATAAACTTTTGAAAGAAGAGGAGGATGCCACATGAAAGGCTGGAACAGTTCTAAGCACCCCATTTTCACCGCAAACCAGATGCCTGCACCTGTCAAATGGAATCCCATGAGCGAAGACTGGAAGGCTTGGCTCGGCGAGAATCAAGTCTACCACGGCACATCTGGCTTCTCCAAAGAAGTCTTAGAGACAATGAAGAAACTGCATGACCATATTCTTACCTTCGGTGGAGATGAAGTCTGCATGACCACTTATGACGAGGACGCGCAAAAAATTCTCGACCGTGGTCAGTTCTTCTATGGCAGCAGCTACATGCGAAAAGGAGAACCGTGTCAGTGCCATTGCAATTCCGCTAATCTTTGGGATGCCAACAGAGGTCGCTGCTTCATTGCAACGGGCTATGCTCTCTCCGAAGATGGGCTTTGGCGCTCTCATTCGTGGGTCGTTCAGCCTATGCCACGCACCCTACGCGTGTGGGAAACCACCGTCAAGCGCGTCGCATATTTTGGCGTAGTTCTGACTGAGGAAGAGTGTGACCGATTCTATCGAGACAACGGCTAAAAATCAAAAAAGCGAGGTAACCATAATGAAAGATATCAGTATTTCTGCTATTGCAGATACATTGGACCGCTTTCGTCTGATGGACGACCCCTATGAGTGGCACGATAACGAAGGCGTGGAAAGCACGAAGGATATTGCCGAACATCTGTTCGATAACGAATATCGCAGCGCCGTCGTTCGTGAGCTGGAAGAAAGGCTAATGTTCTACTCCTCGAATCCTGACCTGAATGGCACAGACGAAACTGGTAAAACCATGACAGAACAGTGCCGATTCATTTTGGATGGTCTTTCTACCGTTTTTGGCGAAAAAGCATAAACAAGGAGAAATCTAAATGAGTGAACGGCTTAATTTTTCCATAGACGGTGAGTTTCTCACCAATATTGCCCGCGACTGGTTCTGGAACATGAACAAGCCGTATAAAAAGTGTGAAGAATTGTTATTCTCCTGCATGGAAGGCGGCGACAAAGAAGAAAAGCGCCGTGTCTGTCAAGACATCATTGAAGGACGTAAGAAGCTCGTTGGTGTCAATGAGTTCGAGCTTGTCGATGACAACACAAAGGTGCGCCCTTTAGGTCAAAAGGTCGAAGAACTTCAGCGCAAGATGCTGGTCAGTCAGATTCGTGAGGATATGATTGTGCATCCACTCAAGTACATCGACCGTTTCGCTATGTCATTCGATTATGATACGCTTTGTAAGGATGTAGAGCGTCATTATATCGATTATAGCTATGACAGCATCAAGGACTATGTTATTGGCGATGCGGGTTACACCGATGCCTTTAACAATGGTGCGTGGCTGCTCAACCGTCCTGACCTTGTGGCAGAATTCAACGGCGAACCGCTATCCGAACAAGAGTCTGCTCCTGATTTCTATAAGACCGGTTTTTGGGCAAAACTCTCGAACTGGATTGATGAGAATATGAAGGGGTCTTCTGTTGAGCGCCGTCAGCATCTTTACAGCCGTTATATCAATGATATGCCCATCAAGCATAGCCTGACCGAATACGGGCTAATTGCTCCTGATGGCACTTGGTATGCTTGTGAGTTTGGTGAGCACGCAGCTCTTGCCGGTCGTATCATTATGCGCAATCGTGAAGCGTTCGGTCTTTCTGACCATGAAGTTCTCGATATGGCGTATGACTGGAGCGGCAAGGGTCTCGACTACCTGTACAAGCGCGGCTGGATTGCAATTCGAAATCCTTCGATGGGCAATACATTCCTCGATATGGATGAGACTCGCACCGCAACCAAAGCGCAAGTCAACACCATTTTCGATTACATCAACAAATACCACCGCTATGACATGAATGTTTCTAAGGTCATGGCGGACTAATAGGGAGGAGCCCCCATGAAAAACGAAAATAACAATGTCGCGATTTGCGATTGCCTCAAGGCAGTCGTAAAGGATACCGTCAAGCACTACGCACGAGATTACAAAATCGATGAAGCGCGTATCAAGCAGGCAGCAAAGGAAGTTGCAAAGACCGGCAAGCCTCAGACATTTCTCTGGTTTGCCCGCGAATGCGGCACCTACATGGGTCGTGAATCCGAGGTAATCAAGAGAAACACCCCGGCATACATGGCTTACAAATACTACAACGAGCAGGAGACTTCCGAGTCGAAAACCATCAAGGCATACCTCGTGACTGTCACGGGTATTGATGGCAAAACTCCCATCGGAACTGCCTGCCCGCTGAATTATGCAAAGGAATGCGACCGCATCCGCCGTCTGGCTGTCCCTGCCAACAATATGGCTATCGACTATGCCAAGGGTACGGTGACGCAGCCTGTCGGCACCTACGTCCTGTCGGAATACCCGAAGCTCGGTTCTATCCAGCAGGTCCGCTATCTGGCTGACGACGATGCCTCTCTGGAGCGTGCCATTGACATGCTCCATACCGCACGGGAAAAGAGAGGTGCTCGCTGATGGATGTCATGGTCGAAATGACGCACGATGAAGTGCAGAACAATTTGTGCTACGCACTGATTTGTGAGACGATGGAAGGCTCTCGCTGGAATAGTGGTCGCCGTCGCAGACTGTATAGCCAGACGTTTACCCGCAGCGAACAGCAGCGTATTTCTCACATCAAATCTACCGCCCACAAGTGGTATCTGGTATCCGGCGTACCTGACAAGGTTCGCATGAGCTACGACAACTACTTGCTTTGGCAGCGTCTTGCAGCATTCTGCGCCGAAATCTAATCTTATCTGCCGTCATCCTTTTGGGTGGCGGCATTTTTTAGTTGCACGAATGTGCGAATCGCATAAAATGGGAAATGTACGATAGATAACAGTTATCGAAAAGGCATCCTGCCCTTCGCACACTTAACATTACGCTTTAGGCGGACTTCCCAATGTGGGTGGTTCGCCTTTTTGCGTATAAACAGAAAGGAAGTATCCCTTATGAACGAGAACGAAGCAACAATCAAGGTTAACCCCACCGATGACATTCAGTTCGTGCTGGAAGATTCCGGCTGCTACAATGAAGAAATCGAAGCCATGAAAACTGCCGGAACCTACGACGCTTTCATCCACAAAGTCTACAATGCCATCGACTGGTCCAACCTGTTTGAGCGTATGACCCAGATGGAAAACGAAACGATTGCCAACGCTATCGATGAGGTTCGCAGTGCGCTTGCCGAGAGGAAGGATGTCGAGTGATGTTCAAAGAGTATGTTCGTCAAGACGAGTACATCATCACTGCCATTATCTTTGTCCGCAAGCTGCTGGATACTAAAGTCATCACTTTCAAACTCTCTGATTCTCTTATTGTAGGGCTTGAAGGACTTGATGAAGATGGTGGGCGCATCGTCTGTATTATGGTCAACGGCAAAGTCAATTACGCCTTGTCGGAGGCATTCAGCATGAAACGAGCCACAGACCTCAACCATTTGAAAGACTATAACCTGAAGCAGGAAGCTCCGCCGCATGTCTATGTAGCTGGCTACTGTGACACAGATACTTTCGAGTGGAAGATAGTCAAAGACCCTTATACAGACCTTCCCGGCGTTTCTCTCATTGAGACCGCTCTGGATGCGTCTCTCAAGAACGCATTTCTCTATAGGCTCAACGAGCTCGGCTACGCTTGCATCGTAACGGATTCCGACTATCTCGGCAATGACTGCACACCTATCGGGAATGTGAAGCTGAGCACAGAAGAAATCCGCGACATCCAAAAATCGCTGCAAAACGGCGATTACATCTACTAACGAACGAGAGACCACCATGTTTGTAGTCTTCAAAGTCGAACACTTCGACTGTATACTACCAAAAAGAAGGAGAAGTAAACCATGAACATTTTTGTTAAAGGCAAATATGGCCGTAATATGATTATCACGCCCGAAGAGTTGAAGGAAAAATTCGGCATTTCATTCGACATCGTTGCTCTTGGTATCGAGGTTGGTAACGACAAAACTGCTGTCAAGGCCCAGTCTTACCCGGGGTGGGATTACAAGTCCATTGACCTCTGCACGGAAGACAACGGCAATGAAATGCAGGTTGCTTCGCTGACGCTCCCAACTCCCGATGTTCCCGCTCCTTTCATCTGTCTCTATGATGAGCAGGGTGAGGACGAAACGGAATGGTATGCCGGTGCCAGCCTTGCGCCTCGCAAAGAAAACGATACGACTCCTCATGTGGTGTTCGTTGACAGGCACTATGGCAAAATGGTTCCCGAAACGGATATCTTCGAAAACCGCTCGGAAATCAGCACACTTTCCTGCGCTACCAACAAGCAGCTCTTTGACTTCAAAGTTGCCGCAGCTCAAGAATAATACCTGACTATGCGGTCACCCTTTCGAGGGCGACCGCTTTTTTTGTTGCACATTTGTGCGAGTTGCGTACACTTTTAGATAGGGGAGGTGTACCCATTTGAAAATTCTTCGTACACAACAAGCCGCTTCGGAACCGTCTTTGAAAGATGCTTTGCCGCTTGGTACTGTTCTTTCTGTTCGGGAACAGCCGGAGCAGAAATATATGATTATCGGATATGCAACTAACAACAGCCCGTTTGCGTACTATGCCGTTCCTTGGCCGCAGGGATTCATTGGCGAGGAGAGCTTGTTCCTTGTCGAGCGCTATGAAATCACTGCAATCAATGGACGCGGTATCTACAATACGGAATCAGCATTGTTTTTGCAAGCGCTGGATACTGTTTTGAAGGGAGGAACCACTAATGACAGTCAAAGAACTGAAACGAATGCTTGAGGATATAGATGACGACGCTATCCTGCTCACACGCAGCGCCTTAGAGCCGTCCGAATTCGAACAGCCTTCCGCAAGGGAACTTACTGTTGTAACCGTGCGTGGTCGTGTTATGCTGCCGCGCTGGGCATATGCCTGTAACTTGGTTCCGGACAGTGCTCCGAAAAAAGCGGTTCTTATCGATTGAGGAGGCAGACATGAAACCTATCAATGAAACGCCTATCAGCTCTGATGCGGCATATGAGCGCGAGACGGTCATCAATTTTTGTGATGCCGAGAAAAAAGCATCCTACTATACTCGTAATCGGTCGCGCATGCAGGAATTGCGCAACTTGGCAGCCGAATATCCCGATGATGTTAAGCTGACCGTCGACATGGAGGATTGCGTAGAAGCAGAATTGCCCAAGAAGTGGGTAAAGCTCCGTGCTCCCGTCAAAATGTCGGAAGAGCGCCGCGCTATTATGGTTGAGAGCGGCAAACGCCTGGCAGCCATTGCAAAGGCAAAATTGGAAGAACGCAAAGCTGCTGCCACTCAAGAGGACTAAAGCCGACCGGCTTTAGATATATTTTCCCATAGACATGCAAAGGAGGAATTCACATGTCGTATTCAGAAACTGCGGCTCTGAATGCCATTTTCGGCATTCTCGGCACCTTTTGGCTGCTGGTTGTGGCGTATTTCGTCATCTCCATCATCGCCAATTGGAAAATCTTCACAAAAGCCGGGCAACCCGGCTGGGCGGCCATCGTACCGTTCTACAAACAGTACATCGAGTTTAAGATTTACTGGGGTTACGGCTGGCTGTTCCTTGTCCCAATTGTGTTGGCAGCACTGGCGTTTGTACCGCTTCTCGGTCAACTACTCATCCTCGCCAACCTTGTCATCACAATTGTCACGCAGTACAAGAAGGCCGTTTCTTTTGGTCAAGGCGTTGGCTTTACCATCGGTCTTGTACTGGTCAATCCTATCTTCAACATGATTCTGGGCTTTGGTCAGTATCAGTATCTCGGCGTACCGCAAGATGGTTATTCCTATGACCAGTTGAAGAACAAGTACGATGAGCGCAAGGCTACGGCAGCTAACACCCAGACTGTCTACACCCAGCCGCCGCAGGATTATCAGCCGAACCAGAATGTCAGCTACCAAAACCCCAATACGCAGTCTCAGTATCAGCAGCCTCAGCAGCCAGTGTACCCTCAGCAGAGTTACCAGCAAGCTCCGCAACAGCCTACATACCCGCAGCAGGCTCCGGTTCAGCCGCAGGATAGCAACGGCATGAGCCAGCCTAAGCCTCCTGTGCAGAACGGCCAGTAAAGCCATGTTAGTCGTTGTGGTGGTACTGTTTCTGGTGGTCATTATTGCAATGGCGTTTGCCTATCAGAAAGCGTCAATCTACTATTACGATGACCAGCAGAAATTCTTTCGACTTGCATTCACAATAACAGCAGTCGGTGCAGCGGCACTTTTCGTTCTATTTCTCGTTTCCGGAGACATGATTGCGGCGATGATTGCCGTCGGAAAAAGTTGACGAATGTTGCGAACTGAATACCATAGTATGTGAACGATAGATACCATACACCTATGTAGCGCTATCATTCACATTTCTGCTTTGAGGCGGGCTTCCCAACCGGGAAGTTCGCCTTTTTGCATATAAACCAAGAAGGAGTGTAATAAAAAAATGCAAGCAAAAATCGTATTCAGAGGCAATAAGTGTTTTCGCGAATTCGACCTCAAAACAGTCGCGGAAAAACTAGGCTTATCCATCGATGACTTCAACCACTTTGCGCTCGCTGTTGATGAAAAGAACGGAAAAACGGTATACGCATCGGTATACGCACAAGTTCCTTTATTCGAGACTCAATGCTCTGCCATCAATGTTTCCGGCTGGCTCTTTGACCGGGTTTTCAACTTGGTAGATGCTGAGCTCCCCAATAAAGAGCATCCAGACATTACAACGATGGTATATGCCGGTGACACTTGGTCCGAGCCCGAAGAATGGATTGCACAAGTAAATACCACCATTCGAGATGAAAACGATGACAGCCGTCATATCATTATCTTGAACGACAGCAATGTAACCCCCATGTGGATGCAAGACGATGCCATCCAAATTCCTACTGCAGCAACCAAAGAGCAGCTCGAAAAGAAGGACAACTATTTCACTTTCAGAAGCCTTTCTATGCAGCTTGCTGATGATGGCAACAGCAAATACTTCTCTTTCGATGAAAACAGCCAAACCCTATACGCAAATTGCCTTGAAGCAAAAGAATATGCCATGCGTCTTCTCCATACATATTGCAAAGGCATAAAGGCAGTTACCGGCAAAAAGCAGGATGCCGATGGACACACGGTATATTGCATTCAGGGAATCTACAGCAAGCCTCTCAAAGCATCCTTATGGGATGAGGTCAGAGAGCATATCATCAAAACAAGAGACTATCAAAAGATGAACCGTGTCCTCGGCTATACGCCTGATGCTGTCACTGACCTTGACCTTCTGCGCTATGTACTTGACAAAGCAGCGGCGGTCTTGCCGGATGAGCTCATCCGCAAATGGTACGCCGAAATGGATATTGAAGAATTTTAGTGGAATGGCCCCATTCCACTAAGTTCCTTCAATATCACAGGCGGATGTACTTTTGTACATCAAGATGACGAGCTGCACTTGTACGGTTTTCCCAGCTTACAACCATGCGAAGGCGTCATCTAGCCAAGGGAAACACAACCTCCTGCTTCGGCAGGGGAGACTTATCGTAAAGGAGGTGGCGTATATGTCCACTGTGTATGTGCTTAATAAAGACGGTAAGCCTTTGATGCCTACGACTCGCTGTGGACATGTACGCCATCTGCTTAAAGAGCAGAAAGCACGAGTCGTAGCATCAAAACCGTTTACCATTCAACTGTTGTATAAAACTAACGATGTAGTGCAGCCTCTATATTTAGGCATTGACCCCGGTAGAACCAATATCGGCGTTGCTGTTGTCAAAGCAGACGGCACGGCTGTCTTTACTGCACATCTGGAAACCCGTAACAAGGAAATTCCGAAATTGATGAAAAAGCGTAAAGATTCCCGTCGCGCAAGACGCACCAACGGTAGACGATGCCGCCGTCAACGGAGAGCAAAAGCTAATGGCACTATTTCCAAGAAATGCGTAAAGCATGATACTGCTCAAAATGGCAGCGTCAGCAAACGTGCAAAAGAAATTGGTGTTATCAAGCGCCATCTTCCGGGTTGTGAGAAAGATGTACTTTGCATCGGCATCAAAAACAAAGAAGCAAAGTTCAGCAATCGCACAAGACCGGAAGGCTGGCTCACACCTACCGCAAATCAGTTGCTGCAAACACACATCAACTTGGTAAAGAAGATTCGGAAGTTTCTTCCTATCAGCGATGCTGTGCTCGAAATCAACAAATTTGCGTTTATGCAGTTGGATAATCCTAATATTCAGAAATGGCAGTATCAGCAAGGTCCGCTCTATCAAAAAGCAAACCTTGAAGAAGCCGTCTCTGAAATGCAGGAACACCATTGCTTGTTTTGCAAGAAACCCATTGCCCATTACCATCATGTGGTTCCGCAATCTGAAAACGGCAGCGATACCATTGGCAACATTGTTGGCTTATGCACAAAGCACCACGACCTTGTGCATAAGGATACCGCGTGGCAAAAGAAGCTTGCCAAAAAGAAAACCGGACTCAATAAAAAATATGGCGCTTTGAGTGTGTTGAATCAAATCATTCCGGCGCTGACGAAAGAGTTGAGTTCTCTTTTCCCGAAACATTTCTTTGCGACCAATGGTAAAAGCACCTACGATTACCGTTCAGCGCACGGCGTAAGCAAAGACCATTGGCTCGATGCTTATTGTATCGCTTGTTCTGTTTTACCAAATGATGTTTGCGATAGCGGCATCAACAATCGTGTGCCGTATGAACTTAAACAGTTCCGTCGCCACGATAGACGAGCACTAAATAACGAAAACATGAGCCGTGTGTACACGCTCAATGACAATGTGGTTGCCACAAATCGGCATAAAGCTACTAAGCAGACAACTGACAGCTTGGAAGAGTTTCGTCAAAACCATCCAGATGATGTTTGCAAGCTTAAAGTAAAAGAGCACCATCCAACATACAGAAACATGAACCGCAACTATCCGGGAAGCGTATTTCTTATCGGAAAGCAAGTTCATGTAATGCAAGGAATAGCGGGTTCCAAAGATGGGGAAGCAACAACATACAAAGATACTAACGCAAACTCAATAGCCGCCGGAAAATGCAAATTTGTTGCAAAGAATTCTGGCATATTGTTTGTGTAGCGTGAATTAAAAGTAATAAAACCACGAAAAATCTTCAATAACCGCCGAAATACAAAACAAAAACACCAACAAAGCCAAAGCTTTGCCAACCGAATTTATAAAGGAATGAGATAAATTTATGGATTTATACGAAGTTGAAAGCAAAATCAAAGAGTTGGAAGCATCCTACAATAAAGAGGCAGACAATCTTATGCAGGAGCTCAATGCCTACAAAAAGAAGAATCCGATTCTTCCTCTGTATGGAGATGACCCGAATGTCGACAAGATGATTGCGAATAAAAATCGAATCATCCGCAGCCAGTACACTCGCCGCGAAAACAAAGTCCACAAACTGTGGGAAAAATTCTACGATGATGTCACGGACATTGTCACAGCAGAATATAATCTTCCCACAGATGTAGCCAAACTCGTTGTACAACAAGTGCGTGACAGGGATATAGGACGCAGTGAACTCACTTCTTATCTGGACCATTACGCAATCTTTGCCGAAGCGATTCTGGACGCTGTGTTGTGAACCTCTTGCGAATCTGTGCGAAGTGACTAAAATTGTAGATGTACGATAGATAACAATAACCTACAAAGGCATTTTGTCTTTCGTACTTTTCATAATTTCGCTTGAAGGCGGACTTCCTGTTTTAGGGAGCCCGCCTTTTTGCGTTCTGAAACCAATTCGGAATGTCAAACCTACGGAAGTCATTATTGCGGACGCGAACAACTTCAAAAAGAACATCTACTATTCGCCGGTCTACTTTCAGCTGGTGAAGGAAAAGAAGGTTCTTTCTACCATTATCGCCCCAATCGGCAAGACAATACAGAAAGGAAACAAAGACTATGACATTTAACAATGCAAAAAATCTTCATAACGAAGATGAAGTAACAATCAAAGAAACCGGATAACTTATGTGTGTACTGGATGTATATATAAATCCAAACAATCCAAAGCAAGTATTGATTGAATGCGATGATGGAAACACCTATACACATCACGAAATTAAGTAAGAAAGGATGAGAAATACACATGTTCACCACAAAAACGTACTATGTCATTGCAAACAAAAATGGAGAATTTTTCTCTTACGACAAGATGACAGGTGGATACCCGTATTTTGGCAAATATCACGAATCGGCGGAGCATTTTCAAACAGCCGAAAAAGCAGAAGAGTTTTTGCTACATAGCAATTACACAACCAATCAGTTCCATGATACATTTGCAAAATGTTCTGTAAAAAAGGTGACAATTACAGAAACTGTTTCCGAAACTTAGAAAGCAGTGCTTTCATAGTTACGATGGTCTTGTTACCATACAAAATAATTTGGGTATTTGCAAAAATAGATGGTTTGAAAAAATCATCTGTTTGTTGTATCTACAACTTGACAAAAGTGAAGTGAGGTAAGATTCATGAATATGAACGATACTATTGACCTGAGCGGAATCAGCGCAGATAATATCTACCGTATCCGGAGGTCAAAAAAGAATGGTAAGCTCATTTCCCATAACGAGTACGGGAAGGTTATTATCATCAAAAATTGGAAGAGCCTTCATGTAGGATATGGCAAAGTGGTTTCCTTTGAAAACAGAGAAAACTGCATTCTCGCCACTATGAAAAATGTTTCTTATGACTTCTACGAGGAATACAACGAAAAAACTGGTGAAGTAGAGGCTGTTCCGTATGAGGAACTGACTCGTATTTTACAGGAGCTCGGTTTTACACATGAATACAAAGAAGACATTGATAAAGACAATATCTTTGATGTATGGGCGAATCTGAATACCGGCGTACTTATTACCATCGAAACTTGGAATCAAGACGGAGGACGAGGCTACAACTCAGTTAAGTGTTATGTACCGGTGAATGGTGCTTTTGCGATGCGCTATTCGACAGGTTTTTCCAATGGCAGCAGTTTTTTAAGCTGCTTTAATATCGTACATAATACGCGTGATTTCCCTTTGCACGAGTGTTTGGAATTCAATAACGGCTCTATGGATTGGCGTGGAAGTCATCCCGATTTGTGGCACTATGGAGAGGGGCATACCATCAATTACGCCAAGGCTCTCGCCAAAATCCGTAAATTCAAGGACGCTGACATCGGCGAGCGTTTCAATATGCAGTTGGATGATGCGTTTAAACGATACGCTAAAAAGGGCTACTTAGTAGATTGAAATTTACATAAATTAGTAGACCACCAATTTTCGTAAGGAATCCCACCAAAAATAATAAATACCCAATAATTTTTTCAAAGAAAGGAATTGCTCTGATTGATGAAACTCGAAGAATATCTTATCCGTAACGGCGTCAAGCTGTTTATCAATCCCTTAACACCGAAAGACAAACCGCGTCAGACAAATAGCCTCGGTGCCTTTGATTACGCCGAAAACCTCAACAATATCCTCGGCAAGCACATATGGATTTGCGATTATCGTGTCAATGATAAAGTAGTCCTGAAACCGATTCGAGATGTGAAGCCTATGGAAGTCGTTATTGCAGACGCAAACAACTGCAAAAAGAACATCTACTATTCGCCAGTCTATTTTCAGCCGGTGAAAGGAAAGAAGGTTCTTTCTACCGTTATCGCACCCATCGACAATACCGGCTACCGTTGCAGCCCCGGCGTTTCTGTTAATATCTTTGACACTAGGGAAGAATGTGTTAAGTGCTATCGGGAACAGGTTCGACAGGCAGACGAGATTTATGAGAAAGAGAAAGCTCGCATCATCAAAGAGTTCGACGCTCGCATACAGATTCTCAATGATTCTCTCACACCGTTCAAAGATGTCCCGCAGAGCGATTACACGGTAACTGTTAAAGCTGATGCCACAAACAATGACCTGCCTTACAGTGCAAAAGACCGTGGCTATCGTTACGAAGTGTCTAAGAGCATGACGCCTGAAAAGTACGCTATTGAGAAATTCAAGAGTCGTGTGCTTCGTGACCTTGCAGACGAACTCCGCGCCAATACCCAGTGGATGCGCGGCATACCTATCAGTCTGACCTTCGTCATGGACGCTTATGTTGATGGTATGCGAGATATTACTCAGACTGAAATTATGTCGCTAACACTTACCTTGTAAAAATCACAAAAACAAGTTAAAATAACATTCAAAGAAAGAAAGGAATTTGCTTTATGAAAACGATGGAACTTGCTGCCTCTATTATCGATGTCTTCGAGGATTACCTCTCTACTATCGACAAGGTCATCCCTTGTGCTGACCCCGATGATGAAGAAGACCGCGCTGAGAACGATAATGCGGCCGCCATCTATGGCACCGAATACTACACTCTGGAGGATACCATCAACGGCTTCTTGCAGAACGACCCGCTCAACCACAGCGCCTACATTGACAAGTGCCTCAACGCTTTTGATTCTCTGCTCGATGAGAAGGGGATGAACGATGAAAAGCCGCAGGGTGAGAACCGCGACAAGATTCGTGACCGCATCTGCCACTTGGCTGACAGTGAGAAGGCTGCTGATGATGAGAAGACGCATTACGCGAGTCTCTGCGCCAAGGCAAAGGCTTGGAGCGCCGCCTACTATGAGCAGGATGCCCCGGCAGTTACGGACGAAGAGTACGATACCGTGATGCACGAGATTCGTGACATCGAAGCCGCGCATCCGGAACTCGTCACCTCCGACAGCCCCACGCAGGTAGTCGGCGGCAAGCGCGTCATCGGCATTCCGGTTGAACACCGTGTTCCGATGCTTTCGCTTCTGGATGTCTTCTCAAACGATGAAGTGCGCGATTTCACGGCTTCTGTGGAGAAGGAATATCCTGATGCCACCTTCTCTATTGAGCGCAAAATTGACGGCCTGAGCCTGTCTCTGGTGTACGCTAAGCCTGTCGGTTCTGACGGAAAACTGCGGCTCGTACAGGCGTCCACTCGCGGCGACGGTCATGTTGGAGAAGACGTGACAGCGAATGTCATCGCACTCAGTTGCCTGCCTTACAGCATTGAGCTCCCGGAAGGCATCAACAAGATTGAGCTGCGCGGTGAGTGCTACATGTCCGAAAAGGATTTTGAGACGGTCAATGCAAAACAGGCAGAAGCAGGAAAGAAGCTCTTCGCCAATCCCCGCAACTGCGCTGCCGGTACGCTGCGTCAGTCTGACCCGGCTGTCGCAAAGGAGCGGAACCTGAAAGTGTTCATTTTCAATGTGCAGAGTGTCAATGACGGGGAGGATTCCTCTGAGTTTGCTGACTATCACTGCGACCAGCTTTGCTATCTGCGCGATGTTTGCGATTTCAAGACCACCTACTACGCGCATTGCAATGACACCAACAGTATCCTCGCCGCTATCCGCGATATCGGGGAGCATCGGTATGATATCGATTATCCCATTGATGGCGCTGTCATCAAGGTAGACGAAATCGACATCCGCAAAAAGATGGGTGAGCGGACCAAAACTCCTAAGTGGGCTATTGCTTTCAAGTATCCTGCCGAAGAAAAGGGGACTATCCTGCGCAGCATTCAGTTGCAGACAGGTCGTACTGGTCGTGTCACTCCTGTCGCGGTCTTTGACCCCGTGCAGCTTGCCGGAACCCGTGTGGAGCGTGCAACGCTCAACAATGCCAACTTCATCAAGGCGCTGGACATCCGCATCGGCGATACTATCGTCCTGCACAAATCCGGCGACATCATCCCGAAAATCACAATGGTGGAGCTGGAAAAGCGTCCTGCAGACGCTGTGCCTTATGACATGGCAAAGCAGGTCTGCCCCGTTTGCGGTGCGCCTATCGCGCCCGTCAACGGTTCTGTGGACCTGTACTGCACGAACGACACCTGCCCTGCAAAGACCGTGAATCGTGTCATTCACTTTGCCTCAAAACCCTGCATGGACATCAAGGGACTTGGTCCTCAGATGATTCAGGACTTGGTTGACAGCCGGTTCATTGAGAACCCCGTTGACCTGTATAGGCTCTATGAGGAGGAAGGTGAACTGACCGACATGTATGGCGCGAAGATTGCCAAGAAGGTTCTTGCTGCCATCGAAAAGTCCAAGGAACAGAATGCCGACCGCGTCCTCAAGGGTCTTGGCTACCGTCTCATCGGCGGTCATGTTGCTCGTGCGCTGTTTACTCAGTGCAAAGCTACAAACGGCAACCTTCTGACACTGTCCATGCTCAATGTAGATACCATCAAGGAGTACAACATTCCAGGCTTTTCTGACGCTATCTATGCTGCACTCGATGCGATGCTTTCCAGCGCTGAGTTTAAGCAGGAAGTCAATACCTTGCATGATGCCGGTGTCAATCTTGACTATCATGCTCCGGCAGGTACCAATGATGAGTCTGCGCCGCTCGCTGGCAAGACATTCGTTATTACCGGTACGTTGCCTTCCATGAGCCGCGATGAAGCTAAGACTTATATCGAAGCGCATGGCGGCAAAGTCTCCGGAAGTGTCTCCAAGAAGACGAGCTATCTCGTTGCAGGTGAAGCTGCCGGTTCCAAGCTCGATAAGGCAAACGCTCTGGGCGTGCCCGTTCTGAGTGAGGATGACCTTAAAGCAATGTGCCTGTGAGAGGAGGTCTCGGTATGTACGACTTTGACCGCATCGTTAAGGCTGCGGAGTCCTGTGAATTTCACAGCGCATTTGCCTCTGACATTAAGCTCTGTGAAAATGCACTTGGCATGGGTGGTCTTATGGGAATCAATGCCGAATGCTGGCTTGATATTCTGAACACCATGCCGGACGCTGAAATCGCAGAGTATGTCCGCACCAAGTATAAGCCCGACCTCTTGAATCCGTTCAAGGGAACATCCTTGTATATTAAATCATGACCTATTTGCCGTCCACCCTTCACGGGGTGGGCGGTTTTTTTGTTGATATAATGTGCGAATTGCGTACAATAAATAATAGATTTCAAAAAAGAAGGTGTTTGAAATAATTCATCACGATGTTCCAATCACGGAGAATATGCAAAAGTGCATTGATTACATTAAAAACAACGAACCTGAAATTGCGGAATATGTAAACTCTCTTTTTCTTGCTCGAAAGGATGAAATTCAGAAACAGCTTTTGGAGTATATAGCAGGTCAATTAAACCCAATTCCTCCGCATTTCGAGTGGCGATACGTCGGCTGCCCATATGATTATTCTGGTGCGTTAGTAGAACAAGGGAAAATTTCTTTGAATCAGTCTGTTGAGGATTTTCTTGAAAATGAGTACACAGGTACAAAAAGTGCAACTTTTGAATCTCATTATGGGTTTTCTTTCGACACTTATGGAGACGATTTGTCTTCCGAATCCCTAAGCATCGGATTCGTAATCATGATTGACGGAATTAAAGATTATGTAGAAAGTCACACAAAAATTTCTTTTCAACAATTCTCCCAAGAAGAATTTTTAATCATCCGAACCGAATGCAATAAATTTGACCCAATATACGACGAGTGCCACGCCAGCGATTTCTTCTGGGCTGCTTCTGCCGTAGAATTTGCTGGTATCAGCAGTATGACATTGAAAGAAGTTTTAGATACTCAAAAAATATAATATCAATAACTGTTTTCATCTTATTTGCTGTTCACCCCCCACCCACAGGGTGAGTGGCTTTTTTGCTTTTTATTGCGAAACAAGGATAATTAGAGAAAAATACAGGAGGGCCACCATGACAAAACGATTCTCATTGGACGGCACACAGTTAAAGTTTTTAGCTCTGCTGTTCATGCTGATTGACCACATTCATTACTTCTTTGAATTTACCGGAGCTATCCCGGAAGTATTTTTCATAATTGGACGATTATCTGCCTACTTATTTTTGTTCTGTATGATAGAGGGGTTCAGACATACGCGTTCCAGAACGAAATACTTCTTACGCATATATGTCCTTGCTGCGACAATGGGATTCATATACCACCGGATGTCTTATCACGGTGTCTTCGTACGCAGTGATGGATTCTATCCCATCAACGGCATTCTTCTCAACCTCGTCATTTTGTGTATTGTTTGGCAAGGAATAGACTGGATGAAAGCCGGATATTACATAAAAGGTTTTTTCTTCAGCTTTGCACCGTTTTGCTACGCACTCATTGCAAGAGGATTCACAATGCGTAATTCAACCTCTCACCTGTTTATATTTTTCAACCACACCTTTCTACCAAACATGATTTATCTTGTAGATGGAGGATTACCGTATATCATAACAGGCATTGTCTTATACGCTTTCAAAGAAAACCGAAAAGTGCAAGCTGTTGCATTCGTAATTTCCTCTTTTATCATGCAAGTCCTTTTCAGAGGTTGGGTGTCAGCAGTTACTGACCCAACTTTCGCATGGAGCCAAATGCTTACAGACATATCTTACTGGCATTGGTTCAGCATCTTCACGGTATTCATCTTCCTTATGTACAACGAGCAAAAAGGAAAAGGCTGCAAACAGCTTTTCTACTGGTTTTATCCCGCGCATATTTATATTTTATACGAAATATCGTGTATTTTGTGTATCTCAAAATAAACTTGCACGCGTGTAACATTCCGTGCAAGTTGTAGTTGACGGAACTTGCGAACTGCGTATGATAGGTGATGTACCAAAGATACCATTTCACTTTTCATTTTTAACATTCCGTTTTTGCAAGGACAGTCCTCTTTTGAGGCTGTCCTTTTTTATTTTGCAAAAACGGACACACCGCTGTGGAGATAACATCAAGAGCAGCACCCTTAAACTATCATGAATAACACGAACATGAACGAAAAAGTCATTGCCATTTGCCCTGATTGCGGTTGCGAATACACAACCACAAAAGCAAACCTCGTTAAATTTGCACAGCGCGGCGAAACGGCCTGCCCTGCTTGCAGATTCAAAAAAGTCAAAGCCCATAAGGATGTTGATGCATCCAAACCTGAAACGCATCACCGCAAAAAGCTCGTTCTCGGAGTCAACGATTTGGCTACCAAGTACCCTAAAGTTGCTGCTATGTGGAGTCCCAAAAACACAATTCGCCCCGACGAAGTTTGCTGCGACAGCCCCAAAAAGGTGATTGTTGTGTGCCCTGACTGTCATGCAGAGTACACAACCAGTATCATCTCTTTGGTCAAAAGCGTCAAAAGCGGGACCTTCACTTGCCCTGTATGCCGTGGCATGAAAGTTATTCCCGGAATCAATGACTTGGCAACCACCTCTCCTGCTGTGGCAAAAATGTGGAGCGACAAAAACGCTTTCTCCCCGCGTGAAGTAAGCGCCAATAGCTGCAAGAAGGTCGTCGTTGTATGCCCCGATTGCGGTGAGGAATACATCACTCATGTGGATTCTCTTGTCCGTTGCATCAACAACGGCATCCACACTTGCCCCTGCTGTGCTCACCACAAATCCATCTCCAACAACCTTGGGTTCGAATATAACGGGTTCATGACAAAAACAATGAATGATGGCTCAAAAGCAACCATCGTTCGTATCATCAGCACAAATGCTGTTGATGTTCGGTTTGAAGACGGATTTGTTCTGAAACATGCCCGCATGACCCAGTTCAACAACGGCACACTGAAAGGTCATCGCGCAAGCGCCATCAGCTACTAAGTTCAATCCTTACAAAGAAAAGCTTTGAAGAATCCTTTCCTGTTCTCCGTCATCAACTCTCTGAAGACGATGAATCCCGAAATGTATCCGCGTGTACTCGCTGCAGCCGAGGAAAGCGCCGACATGAAGGAGTTCAACGCTCGTCTGCAGATTCTGCTGACAGAGTAAAGCAATCTCCTTAATAGAGTAGCTCAATCCTATTGAACGCAAAACTCAGTTGTCTTTTTACATAGATAGCATTTCCTGCCGTTCACCATTATGGTCCAAACTTTGCAAAAGAAATTGCAGAACTTATTATCCATTCTGTTCTAGCATGCTCTGCAAATCCCGTTTCCGCCTAAACACATGAAAAGGAAGTGTCCAGACAAATGAAAATTATCAAATCCACCATCATACTGTTCGTTGCAGTTCCCGCAATGGCTGTTTATGCCTTGTATGAAGCCATCAATGCGCTGGCAATCGAAATCGACTTGGTGCGCATCCGCGCCATGACGAATTGCTGCCGCAAGTTTAAGACTATATGACGATAAGCCGTCTGCCTTCGGGTGGGCGGCTTTTTTTGCGAAAAAGTGTTGACGAGGATTGCGAACGGCATACAATAGAAAGCGAACGATAGATACCACTTTTTACTTTCCTTGGTTTCACATTCCTCTCTTTGATTAGGGCGGACACTCTGTATGAGTGTCTGCCCTTTTTCTTTTTGAGGCTTTTCGCAGATATTTCTGCGTTTATATAAATCCGTTTCAGCATACCTATCACCGAAGGAGGGATAGCTTATTCGTCACACCCTTGCAAGGTTTTGCACATACGCGCTGCGTTAATGCGTTCCGTAAACAAATCATTAGAATTGCCTTTAAGGAGGGCTGAAGTTATGAATATCATGAATGAAATCCATGAAGGAAATACGGAAGCGATGTGGGAGCTCGAAGAGCTTGAATGGGAATACTATGTGTACCTTCGTAATCTTCTTGATTTGCCTATTTATCCAATCCGTTAAAATGCGTTCCGAAAAAATACTATAAAGGAACCTTTATATCCAGCATTGTCGTGTGAACCTCGACGAATTTCGCGTTGAAGAATCACCCACTGACCTTGATGGTGCTCGCAATGTTTGCGTCACCCTCGACCACGTTGGTGACCACAACGAGATTCCCATCCTGAATGTATCCACAGATGATGTGAGCGGTAATACCCTCGAACACTTCTACGAATATCTCTGGGTAAACAGTGGGTATGTTGCATCCCGCTCTAAAGATGTTGTTACCATTGATGATGCCCTTTGCCGTGTGCAGGAGCGCGTTATGGCACAACACTTTGCCGAGTTTGGCGTCAACGGAAGAAGCGCAAAAGCTGTATTCCATCTTTCTGCGCATGATGAAGGACATGTACTGGTCAACGAAATTGCCGAAAAGCTCCAATGCCCCAAAAAGACGGATTTTCTGAATCTTTACTGGGCATATGAGGACAGCAAGCGCAGTTTTGCTTTGGCACGTTAACACCACGACACGGTGTTTTGAATAGATTTTCTGTATCGGCAGACGTACACGCTGCGTTAATGCGAAACTTAGTACCCACAACAAGGTACTTATTAAATACATATCTCAGCCGTGTGTCGCCACGATAGTGCATTAAACATAGATGTTCCCGCCGCGTTCCGCCGCGTAAGAGCAATTTGTATAGATACTATTTCAAAAGGAGGTGCGCTTCGTGCGTATCCATTACATATTTTAGGGCTTGATTGCCCTTTAAGCACCCAAGCCCGATGGTCTTATCCAAGGTTGCTTCTAGCTGCAGTATGAAGCAAAATTGAAGGGACTGTCAGGTTTGCTAAGCCGCTCGCCTTTTGGCGGGTGGCTTTCTTTTTTTACAAAAAAGTTGTTGACGACGCTTGCGAACTGCATACAATAGAGAACGAACAATAGATACCACTTATCCTTGCCATTCACATTCCATCCAAAAGGGCGGACACTCTCAGAGTGCCTGTCCTTTTTCTTTTTGGACAAAGGTAAAATTGCGACATAAGGTTCGCACGTTAAACACCACGATACGGTGATTTGAATAGATACCAACTGCTGTAATCAGCACGTACACGCTGCGTTAATGCGAAACTTAGTGCCCACAACAAGGCACTTATTAGATACACATCTCAGCCGCGTACCGCCGCGATAGTGCATTAGAATATATCACCAAACAAAAATACAAAAATTCGAAGGGAGACTTTCTTATGATTAGAAGATTTTTTGAAGCCATAGTTTAGCGAGTAGACACTTTTATCGGCAACCATGAAGATAAAGCCAAAGAAATTGCAACCGATATCGGTGGAGCTATCCGCGATATTCTTTAGGTGTTGCTGAGTAAAGAAGGTGTTCTGCTCGCGTTCTTGACCGAACAAGTCAAACTTAGCAAGTATGCGATATTCACCATATGTGCTGTCACAGCGGTCATGACCGTTGCTTTTCTGCTAAAGCACTTTGCCGGAAGGTATACGCATATCAAATCATTAGCAGAAAGTTTTCTGTCTGCAGTTGACATCAAAGGTGTGCTAAAAGATACAGTCACCGAATATGTTAAAACCAAGTGCAAGACAGAGAAAAAAGAAGAATAACAACATACGCTCCGTTTTATGGGGCACGCTATGGAGATGATTTCAAGAGTAGCGCGTCTGCCCCACGAAACGGGGCTTTATTATGAAGAAAAATACCACCACAAAGATTCATGTCGGTATTACCGATAACTATTTCAATGCCCTCTCCAAACAGAACCTACCGATGAGCAGTGCTGCCTGCGAGATTGTGGACAACACAATCTCCAACAGCAAAGGTCCCATCAATTCGCTGGTTGCTGTTGAAGAGGGTTCTGCAAAGGGTATGCTTGCCCTGATTTTTGCCGATTGGGGCAAAGGCATGACCATCGAGCGTCTCGAAGAAAGCGTTCAGCTTGGTTCTCGCCACACTGATGAGGGTCCTCTGTGCATCCACGGCGTTGGTTTGAACAACTTCCTGCTGGTCGCCACTCGCAACAAGTACCCGTGGTTTATCGCCACGCGTAAACCGGGCGAGAAGACCTACCATCGCATCGACGGTCCTTTCTCCACCACGATGGAGATTACCGAGCAGAAGGAAATTCCTCTGGAGAACATCGTGATGCGTGATGCCTACAAGAGCCTCGGTGCCCCGTCCACCATCATCTATGTTGAGATGGACAAGAGCACGGCGAGCACTATGCTCACCACCTCTGGCACTTGCTCTCCCAGCTTGGTTCGCAACACCAATATCATTCGTCGCTCTCTTGCAGAGCACTTTGGCGTCAAGTACCGCAATTACTTGGCACCCGATGATTCCGGTATTGCACCCGCCCGCATTCTGATTCCTAATTATCAGATGGCGAGCGGTAAGGTTTGTGATGTCTTTGTGAAGCCAATCTTTCCGCGTTACAAGACAAAGGAGGATACCCGCTACATCAACGTCGATTACGATGGTCACACTATCCCGTTGACCGTTGATGTCGGTTTGATGGACATCGTTGCCACCCAGAAGGGCGCTGTCACGGGCGGTTACAGCCTGAAGCACTACTATCAGGGCAACATGGCAACGCAGGGCGTTGACATCCAGCTCGGCAACCGCGTCATTGCAACTGCTCAGTTGGATACCATCTGGGACCGTGCCCGTCATCCGTCCTTCAACCATTTTGTTGGTACTGTTGCCATCGATATCTCTGACCTGCCGCGCGGATTCTTGAACACGTTGCCCAACAAGTCCAACATCGACTTGAGCGATAATGGGTGGCGTGCTATCTTCGACGCTATCAAGTCTGAGGTATCTCTGGTTGAAGACTCTTCTTGCCCTCTTGAGGTCTATGCAAAGAAGTTTGCGGAAAACCTTGAGAACAGCACCGGCAACAAGGTTGAGCTGCAGTTCCCCGTGTATGCCAATCGTACGCGTATCGATGTTCTGGAGTATCTGGACAATGACCATTGTGTCATCCACGACTTCATGTCGGCTACCGCAAACCTGAAGGCTGTCGCAGAGCTTCGCACGCACTGGGATGGCATGGTTGCTCAGGGCTGCCAGCCTGTTTCTGCTACCATGTACTGCCCCAAAATCGGTCCGATGCTCAAGCACACCTGCGATGAGCTGAATACCCTTATTCAGTCCATGAACGATAAGGATTTTAAGGATGCCTGGACTGCCGCGAAGGGAGATGTGGCAAAGATGCCTCATTACAGCTTTGCTGTTGAGGTTGACAAGAATATCCCCGACAAAAAAGCCTAACCAATAAAGTCACTAGCCGCCTGCTTTTCGGAGCAAGCGGCTTTTTGTGTAATTGATTATTTTTACGAAATGTGGTATAATACAAGCGCCGAGAGGAGGGCTTGTGCAATGAAAGAGCAAAGATATTCCGACCACGAAATTATCTATATGCAGGTCCGCCTGTACCACCTCGCCTGTGAAAAGTGGGATGCAACACCAAAAGAAATTCTTGCAATTTTTAAGAAAAACAATTTGTTCTTGAAAATTAAAGAATGCTATGATTCGTTTCATCTCTACGGCGACGAGGGTGTCCTTGAGGACCTCTTCCAAATGATAGAAGGGGAAAAGCCAAAATGGAAAACAAAGTAATTCTCTATCATACGAGTTATTGTGTAGTAAATGAACCGAATCTTGAATTGTGCAGTGACAATCGAGATTTCGGTAAAGGCTTTTACCTCACATCTTCTTACGCTCAAGCACGACGATTTGTTAAAACATCTTTAAGAAAAGCAAAGATGGAGAAATTCATTGACGAGAAGAAAACCACCGGATATATCAACAAATTTAAGTTTGATGTCGCACTGTTGAAACAGCTAAAAACACATGAATTCGCAGAAGCAAATCGAGAATGGCTACATTGTGTCGTCGCACATAGACGTCGCGATGTATTTCAAGAACTAATTCCCATGTATATGCCATATGATATAATGATTGGCAAAATTGCTGATGACCGTACAGGTCCAACAATTTTCACCTATATCAATGGGCAATATGGCGAAATTGGTTCTGAAGAAGCAGACAGTCTGTGCTTGCACTTTTTAATTCCAAACAAGTTTGAAGACCAGTGGGTATTTCGCAGCGAAAGCGCCATATCTCATCTGAAGTTTTTGGGGAGTGACGAAGTATGTCTACTTTAAAACAATATCAACAGAGCCTTAGCGTAGACAATGTTCTTGCCATGACCATTGAAGACTTGTCTAAAAAGTATAACATCGAATATTCCGATATGTGCGCACAATTTCTTGAAAGTGATGTGGCGCAAAAGCTATCCGAACCAGATGATACTCTTTGGGCATTTGGTCCTGCTTCCATCATCGAATGGTATGAAATCGAACAGCGAAGCAAAAAAGACTCTCCCGACACACCGCAATAAACCCATTCACGCCGTCTGCCATTTGGTAGACGGCTTTTTCTTTTTGTCTCAAAATATTTTGTTGCAGAAACTTGCGAATTGAGTAAAATTAAATTTATCGAAAGGATGTGAGCCACCTTGAAGCGCATCGAAACATTACTCGAAAAAATTTCCAGCACAGGACTTATTCTTTATATAGCCGGTATCATCAGCCTTATTGCTTGCGCTATTGCTACTGTTGTGAAAGCTATGACATGGATAGATATGCTCCATTATGCAGGGTGCATCTTTGGATGTGGCTTCGCATTGATGGCAGTTGGCGCTATTGGGCTTGCTCTTATTGGCAAGGCAGAACGCAAACGCTTAACAAAGAAAAACTGAGAGGAGAGCGCAAAAGTGCAAACACATAGAAAAGCTGTTTCATTTGCAGCTTTATTGATGGCAACCTTTGTGCTTCTCACGGGCTGTGCATCTCAAGAAATTCAAGCTCGCAAAGCAGCCATTGCCGCAGCATCTGCGACACAGCCGAAAGAAACACCCGCTCCTACGCCGAAACCAACTGCTGTACCTATTGACCGTTGGTCGTTGCTTGATAATCTTCCGGATTTTGCTGTTGGAACACTTCCTGCACCTATTATTACATGGGTGGATGGCTTACCGCTTGGCGAAAACCCGCTGACATATGAGGACGGTCAGCACATTGACGGCTTGTTCTCTAATGCAAGTGGGGGAAGCATCCAACTTTCCGATGTTTCTGTAGAAGACCTCAAAGACACTCCTGTCAATGTTCGCATGAACATGACACTATCTGTTCTGGACGATACTGCTACTCCTACAAGTAATTCTTCGGATGCTTCTTCTGATACGAGCGTTACAGATTTCTGCCTGCATACAAAAGGCTCAGGCGGAGGACAGGCGTTCTACTACCAGATTGGATATAACGGCGACTACCCGATGGATATTCTCAATGGTGCTTTAGCGATTGAAAATAATCTGACATTTGGGGAAGCCTTTGACAATGGTTTGTATTACTCCTCCGCAACGCCGGACGAATTTGCGGGATATCCGGAAGAGGGAACACCAAAAGACCAAATCAATTTCCTATACTCTACATTTGGCACACCATCTGGTTTGTACTGGGCCGACAATGTAGATGGAGTACAGTATGGGTCATTTGAAGAATTCCGCGATGCAGAATATGACAAAGACAACGGAGCCAAACACTTCTATCTTATCTGGAATTTCGAAAAATGTACAATTGCTGCTGCCTGCTCTGACGATTTTAGTAATCCGGATGTTCTCGGCACCACCATCAATGAAATCTATGAATTCCCGATTCTTACCGGCACTGACTATGTCAAAGAAAGCACCAATAACTTCTTCTGGGGCTATCTTGGCTATGGCGATGCTCCTATCCGCTTGATTGGTCTATACACAGAAGTTCCTGCTTCAAAAGTTTCTGTAATTGAAACGGAACCTGCATCAGAATCAGCAGCGAATGCAGAAACACAATCCAATAATGACGATTCGGTAGCTGAAGCCACACCTGACAGTGAAAATGCGGATTCCGCAGCTGATTCCTCTTCTGAGGTTACGGAGAGCAATGCGGCTTCTTCCAAATCAGAAACAACATCCAGCACAACCTAAAATAAATCCTTGCGTATCTGTGCGAACTGCATATTATGGTAAGTGTACTACAGATACCAAGCAAAATACTATTTAGTTTTCACAGTTCTGAACTTTTGGCAGACTTCCCTAGTAATAGGCAAGTCTGCTTTTTGTTTGAAATTGAACTCTAAAACACACTTTGTTGCATCTGAAAAGTACAAATTTTATGTTTTTAGGAGTGTAATAGCATGGACAAAACAACTGACAACGCATACCTCGAAACTCTCGGCGCTGTAGACTGGGATACTTTCTATCAGGAAAAGATGGCACTTCAGAACATCACCGATTACCTGCATCGAAACAAAGAGCAGGAAAACGGCATGTTTGGTCGCGCTGCCAACTGGATGGAAGGTATCCTCACTATGATGGACAATCTCGGCGATGCGGCAGAAGACGAAGGCGATTTCGTGTACCCGGAGCGTGACGAAAATGACCGCTGCCTCGATAATCGCTTCAACGATGTTCTTGACCGCTCACCGGATGCTGCAATGTAAGCCGCCAAAGGGAACCGCATTATGCGTATCCAAAGAGACTGCACATTAAAAAGTACCAGCAACAACGACAAACGACTTCAGTATGTACTGGGGCACAAAGGAAAGCTTCACATTAACAACGGACAGCCAATGGTGTTTGTTGTTGGTGATGCCGAAGCTCAATGTAAGTTAACAACCGCACCGATTCAGCGTATCGGCATCGTCGGGGGCAACATTCTTGTAAAAACCGTCATCGGTACAGAGTACGTCTTCGATATGCACTGACACGCACATCTATCCACCGCAGTTGTTGTTTCTGTAAAAAGAACTTCAACTGCATTTTTGTTTCATTACCGAAGGAGGGTAAACTCATGAATCTTATTCAGTATGCGTCTAAAAAAGAGCGCGTTCACGTTGAGCAAATTATCCGTGAGCAGCCTGTTCTGAAAGACGCTGACAATGTGGCAATCAAAACAATCTCCGTACGCAAGAGCCTCGGCCTGACGATGGATGTCTTTGCACCTGCCGCAGCTTCTGATGAGCCGCTGCCGGTTCTCGTCGACATTCATGGCGGCGGGCTGATTGCTGGGCGAAAAGAGCAGAACCGCAACTTTTGCATCCGAATGGCGCAGAACGGCTATCTGGTGTTTGCTCCCGACTATCGTCTCGTTCCCGAAACGAACATTTTTGGACAGATTTCGGATGTTCTGGAAGCTCTCACTGTCATCGAAGACCGTGCCTCGGAATTCGGTGGCAATGTGCGGAACCTGTTCGTCGTGGCTGACAGTGCTGGTGCTTTCTTGGCATCTATGGCAGTCGCTGCGATGCACAATCCTGCAGAGATGCAGCCAGTCATCAGCCGCCTTGACAGACATATTCCTCATAAAGTACAGACGCTCCGCGTGGGTGCTATGGCGTTCCAGAGCGGGATGTTCTATATCTACAAAGGAAAGGTTGGTCTGTTGGCTGACAGCTACATGGAGAAAGACTGGCGCAAAAAAGACTACGCCGCCGTTATCCAGCCGGAATTCTACTCCAAGCTGCTGCCCCAGTGCTTCCTCTGCTCTGGCAAGGATGACTTCTTAAAGAAGCAGACAATGCAGTTTAACGAGCTGCTCGAAAACGACAACCGTACTCACAGGTATGTGTTTAGCAACGACAAGGGAGCCGACCACGCTTATGCTGCACTCCATCCGGAAACGGCATGGGGCGAAATGGCAAACACCGAAATGTTGGTCTTCTTTTACCGCTGCAAACGTTGAGAGGGGGAAACTCTATGACACGCGAAGAGTATATCAAAAATCTGAAGAATCAAGGCAAAGTCACTGTCAAAGACCTTGCTGAGCTTCTTACATTCACGCTCGATAAAGGCAACGAGCTGATGTTTGAGGATGACCATGTTGAAGTTTACATCCCCATCAACTTCGATGTCGACAAGGTTTTTGGCTTTGATGTCTGCAAAACCGACAATGGGGATTGGGTCAACCTGTACCTTTGCTGGTATCCGAACAAGGATGCCTACGATACCAAAGTCAAAATGTACCTATACTACTGCAACAACTCCACCGATGACGATGATTTCGAGTTGGAAGTTGCTTTGACATGGGACCAGCACAATGCGATTCTGCAGCGACTCACAGAACAGTATGAGAAAGCCTATGACTCCACCATCGAGAATGACTGGGAAGAATACCTTGTCGACAGTGAGGTGGACGATTATCCAAACGAAGACGAGGAGGAATAACTCGTGAATATCAACCACTATGCGCTTCGAAAGGAGCGTGAGATACAAAAATTCATCAATAAACTGCCGCCACTCAATGCGGCAGCCGTAGGGATGGGAAATGATAAGCGAATCACTCACCACATCCTTATGGGCTATCACAACAATCATCTTCCCATTTCGGTTTTTGTGCCAAAACATAAAGAAAATGGGGAAAAGTTTCCCGTTATCATCGACATCTACGGTGGCGGGTTTGTTGCGGGGCGAAGCGAACAAAACAAGTGCTTTGGTGCATGGTGCGCCGAGCATGGGTATTTGACCTTTATCCCGGAATACACTCCTGTTCCCGAGACGAACATTTTCGGGCAAATCGGAGATATTCTCAAGGCATTTGAGGCTATCGACTGCCTCGCCGACAATTATGATGGCGACAAATCCAAGATGTACCTTGTGGGCGATGGTGCAGGTGCGGCACTTGCGTGCTTGACCTACGCTCTCATTTGGCATCCGGTTTCCATGCGTCATTTAGATGACGAATTGCCGTTCAACATTCCTCAAAATGCAAAATTTTCCTTTCGGGCAATGTGCCTGCAAAATGGAATCTTTACGCTCACTGACGGAAAAACAGCAGCTATTACACCGTATCTCATGGAAAAAGATTGGAAAAAAACGAGCTATGCACCTTATGTATCTCCCAAAACATATGCCAAAATGCTCCCGCCGTGCTTCCTTGTGACCGGTATTTCCGATTCGCAAAAGAAAGATACGAAACGGTTCAGCAACTTATTGGCGCACAAACGAATCAAATGTAAGACATATATCACACATACGCCTTTCACCAAAGAGAGCTTCGCTGCCAGATACCCCGGCAAGCCCTATTCTGAGGCTGCCAATCTGGAAATGCTGAAGTTTTTCGAACAAATCTAAGCCAAGAAAGGAGCCATCGTAATGGCTATCTACCAAACCAGAAATTGCATTTGTGCGGTCCAGTGGGACCCCGAAGACAAACAGAGCCTTGAAAACATCAAAGCACTTGTGAAAGATAACCCCCGTCTCGGCTGGAAAGTCAACGATAATATTCTCTCCAATAATGTCATCATCTGTAACTGCTTTGGTCAGTAAGAACTGTGCCTCCATCCCTACCACTATCTCGTTGAAGGTAAAAGAGACAGCCTTTTCAGTGTACCGCCTGAGACCTTCGAACTTATCTATGAGCTTGATAGTGGTACTGCTTATCAGCGGCATTAAAGGAGAATACTATGGCAAAGAAATACCTTGGCATCGTTCTGACAACGCGCCGATACGATATGTACCGCTTCGTGGTGTATCAGTATGAAGATACCGCCATGGTGAACACCTGTCCTCTGTGCCAGTTACTCCGTACGATTCACGCATACAGCAAGGAATACATGGAAGAGCAACGCGAGATTCGTGGTTATGTGCCGCGTCGCCGTTGGTTCAACCTTGACAATTCCTTGCCGGGTTACGCTCTGCATGAGTACGGGCTTACCCAGTGCGCAGAAATGTCGTTTGAACCTTGCCGCATTCCGCCGACCGCAGCATTTCGCCTAATGGAAGGCGTGAACGCTGCCAACTGGAAGAAGCATATCTGGTTTATTGACGGCGATGTAACGATGTTAGGCTAAAAGTGGTTGCACATTCGTGCGAAGCGATTACAATTAGAACTGTACGATAGATACCATTCACAACGGTTTCCGTCTTACAATTCACAATTCTGTATCCGACAAACAGACTTCCTTTCACGGGAGGTCTGCTTTTTTATTGTTAGGGAGGAGGGCATTATGCCTGTAACTTACTTTAAGGTTAAACCGGAATCAGCTATGTACAAAAACTTCTTTATCGAAAACACAGAACGGAAAAAGCTCAAAAAGCACATTTCCGAATTCATGAAAAACCATTTTGACAATGGCAAGCACGAAGTCTGGACAACGCTTTATCCGTCTCTTGTCATGACACTATCATCCGAAAAAGCAAAAGAACTCAGCCACCAGCTTTGTAAAGGAACGCTTGGCGATAGCCAGTATGTCTTTAAAGGCAACAACGGCGACCGGTTTTACCGTTTCAAGAAAAACTCTAAAACCTACAAGCTCTGGAAGGACGAGGTTATGGCTCATATCAATGAGGACAACCTGCGTGCAAATGCTTTTTGGAGATTCGATTTCCCGAACTCCTTTTATGCGGATGCCAACTTGCAAGTGGCAGCCAGCGGAGACCTTTATGGGACCTATTCCGGTGACGAAGGCGATGAGCTGCATTTCCCGAAAGATGTCACAGTGATTTCCGAAGCAGAATATCAGAAAGCATTTCAGTAAAAACACAAAAATCCAACCCAAGAAGGAGAGAAAAACCATGAACGACAATTACACTATCCATATCAATGCCATGCGGGAACTCAACAACACCATCGGCAAAAGGCTCGAATGCGTTGATGCTGAACGCGCAAAAAAACTGAGGCAGAAGAAGCAGCGCCGTGACAAGCGCAAAAACAGCTTTCGTGCAGCCAAGCACCGTTATGAGCTCTGCAAAGCTACGGGTACATGTGACAAGAAGAATGCCCCGTCTCGGCTGCGTAAAGGCTTCTCCGGTGGTTCTTACCACTACGATGCCCTCAGCCATTACAGCAATTGCAAAAACAAGGCACCCGCCAAGACGTTTTCCATCTCTACTTACCGCCGCGAATGCGAGGCAAAGGACAAGATGGCGGAATACGCCTATTATCCCATTCAGGATGAGTGTTTCTACGGCTACGAATATCCCGACGAAGGGATGACGTTTTACGAAGACCTCAAGGAGTTTCTGCGGGTTCACTGCCTTGCTTCTGAGGAAGAACTTTCCGACTGTGGCATCGTTGAAATGATGACCATTGCCTACGCGCTCGGTGGCGAGAAGCAGCTTGGCATCAATGCGTATGATGTCACTCGAACCGTTTACCACTATGACGATTGGGGCGACCCGCACGCCGTGAGGGAATGTCTCCCGCTCTGCCATACCGCGCACACGCTGCTCAGCCGCGGCAATTCAATCATTCTCGACTGGAACGACTGCTGGGACGACATTGGATGCTATTACTGATACTATATTTGCCGCTGCCCTTTTGTGGGTGGCGACTTTTTCTTTTGTGAAAAGCCATCCTTGCGCGTCTGTGCGAATCAGATAAAATAAAATATACAATGTAAGAAAAGGAGAATGTACTTGCCCCTAAAATTTTTATTGCAAATTATTGCGAACTGAATAAAATCATGGTTGTACGATAGATACCATTAAACCCGGAAGGTTTCTTTCGCACAATTCATAGTTCTGTGAGCAATGTGCAGATTCGTCTTCGGATGAGTCTGCTTTTTGTTTACACAAATTTCTAAAAAGGAGTGTATTAAAATGACTAACGCAAATGAAATGGCACAGAAAGGCTTCGACACAGGTTTCACCGATGCCAATGACAACGAACTTCATGTAGGAGACTATGTCCGTATCTGCGGCCATATTGGAAAAATCGTTTTTTCCTGTGGCGCATTCGGCATCTTTATTACAGATGAAGTTCCTTGGGATGCCCTTGAAGAACTGGTTCGGAAAGACAGCGGTAACCGCGCCTCTTTCTTGTACAATGACACCTTCATCAGCTTTTGGGAGATTGTCTGGAACTTGAGTGAGGACACGGACGAGCCGTGCTTGCCCTATGTTGAGAGCATCACCGCGACCGGCGGCATTTTCACCGACGAGAACGGCAATAAGGATGTCTTCATGGGCTGCATCAACGGTTGCTCCGCCACATTGACTCAGTGCGAATACACCTGCGGACGCTACCACACCTGTGATACCGTAGCAGTGGCAAACGACTTGCTTCGTGACGAAGAGCTTGGGAAGGAGGGAAATGATAAGAAGTATCTTTTCCCTGAAAGCAATGTCATCGACATGTCGAAACTCTACAAAGATGGTGAAGATGTGATGTTCTATTGGTGCAATGCCTGCGGAGAAGTAAATCTCCCCGGTGATATTGGCATTGTGCTACATGAAAAGGATGAACTGCCTCTTCACATCCAAAGCATCTATGCCAATCTGGAGTGCGAATGCAATGAGACAAATGAGTATGCCGCCAACATCTGTAATAAGAGCGGCATCCTTCTCATGGCACTCTATCCGTACCAATTTGTTGCAGATGTGCTAAAAATTAACGAACGAAGCCAGAAGGCACAAGATGCAACCGAGCAGTTTGCCTTGAATCTCAAGGCTTTCTCTAACAACCTGCTCGCGGAGTTCAAGAAGGTTGACCCGAATTGCGAGGTTGTTCTGGGAATTCATACCGACCCGGAAGGTCCGGAGCTCGGCGTGTTTATTCCATTCTTTGAAGATGAAAAGCCTGTTGAAAATAACCTTTCTGCAGTCCGCAAGAGATTCAATGAGATTGCGTACTCTGATGCAGTGCGCAACCTTATCCGTAAGGGGGTTAATAGCAATGGCTAAAAAGGTTGGACATCTTCCTAACTGTGCTGTCGAAGAAGTAATGGATAAAGTGGCAAACGACTTGCTGTGTGCCGACAAACTTGGGAAGGGAGAATAAACACATGACCATCAAACATCCCATTACCGGTGAACGCACCGGTTACTTTGACGAGAATGCCACCGCTCTGAAGGTTGGCGATACTGTGGAGCTCTTTGGGCAGAACGGAACCGTCACCTTCGATGGTATCATTTTCCAGAACGGTGTGCCTTGGGAAGCCATCAAGGATAAGGTATGGCAGCTTTATAAAAGCAGCCCTTGCCTTGTGAACAAGACGAACTTCTTGAGCTTCATCGAGACTATCATGAATTTCTGTGATGACATTAAGGGAACGAAGCTCCCGTTTGTCAAGAAAATCAATAACAAGGAGGTTACTCACGATGACAAAAAAGCTTGCTGAATCTTACAAGAAAGCCTACGGATTCTGGGAAGTTACTACGGAAGGCGACTGTGAAGGCAGGTCTGTCAGTAGGCTCGGTATCTATGAGGGTTACATTGATGAGATTGCTCTGGCATTGGCAGACCGGTGCTATTATTCCTTGTGTTTTCGTCCCATTGACCCGCGTGCTCTCGATTTGACGCCAAAGCGCAAATCCGTAGAAATTTCTTTCGATATCGGGTCGAACACTTGGGACATGGACAATGAGGGTATCGTTGCAGCTTTCAAAGAGGTGCTTAAAGACCGTCCTGTCTATGTTCGCAAAGGGCGCCTCTTTAGCAGTGTAAACATCTCTACCGAAGAAGAGAGCGAAGAGGAAAAACGGCAAAAAATCCTGAAAAAGCTTTCTCCTGAGGAGCGTCGGATTTTGGGTATTGAGGAGTAAAAACTATGAAGGAAATTGCATTTACCGTAAACCCCGACTCGGAGCTGTATGCTAACCATTTCATCCAGAAGGCTGAGAAAAAGCGGTTTGCAGAACTCGCTTCTGCTTTCCTTAACGCTCATTTTCCCGGCGAAGGAAACAATAGCATCATGCTTGGCAAGCGTTTGGAAGTCAAACTTTCTCCTGAAACAGAAGAAAAGTTCCGTAGCCAGCTTCTTAAAAACAAGGACAGCAGTGGCTTTTCCATGTTCAAAGCAAAATCCACCGAAAATCAGTGCTGGCACGAGGAGGTTATTTCCAAAGTTGACCTCAAAAAATACGAAGCCTCTCGTTTTTGGTGGATGGATTTTCCGGGCGTTGGGCATCTGCGCACAAGTCTCTGGGATGATGGAAACGGCAATGTCTATGGTTACTATTGTTCCGAATTCTACTCTGACAAGGGCACGATTCCTGACTACGCCACAGAAATCAAGCTGAGCGAGTATTACGCCGCTGTGGAAGCGTACGAGGCCGAGGTGAAGGCAAAGTGAATCTCACCATCTCCCGCTCAGTAATCAGCCTCAGCAAAGGCATTTCTGTCGTCAATCAATATACGGATTTCGTTCCGTTCAGTCTCAACGACCAACTTTC